AGAAGGTGCGCGTCCACACGACGCCGTCCGGCACCATCGTCGCCAGCCACATCGACTTCGGTCCGATCTTCCACGCCGTCCCGTCGGAAGCGATCCGGGGCAACGCGGAAGAGCTGCGCCGCCTCGCGAACCGCGTCTACGGCAAGATCGTGTACGAGGGGTTCATGAAGGCCGCGAAGTTCTGCAACGCGAAGATCATCCGTTCGGCCGGCATCGATGACGGCGTCGAGCTGAACAGCGTCGAGACCGTCGAGCCGAAGACCAAGGGCATCACCGACGGCGCGGAGAACGTGAACCGCGAGAAGCCCGAGGGTGAGCTGGACTCTCTGACCAAGGATCCCGAGGTCGTCACGCGCGAGAAGCCCTCCATCGAGCAGCCGGATGTTCTGGCGGGTCGCCGCAAGGCGCTCGCCCGCGCTGCGCTCATCAAGATGAAGCGCCGGCAGGGCGGGGACATCCTGGACCAGGCGGAGAACGTCACGAAGGACCACAAGCCGTCCAAGCCCACCTTCAACACGGGCGACGACGCCGAGACCAACGCGACGGAGCAGCACGGTACTCCGGAGGGTCGCGTCATCGACGGCGGGGACAACGTGATCCGCAACGCGCAGACGCACTTCCAGAAGCTGTACGCCACGCGGATGGCGAAGAAGGTCGCCGCGGAGAAGGAGGCGTTCATCCGCCGGTTCACCCGGGCGATGCGCCTCGCCGCGACTCGGATGCTGCTCAACCACGAGGAGCACCCGTTCAAGGCCGCCGCGGTCGACGTCCTCGCGGACAACAGCGGCAGCATCGAGTTCTCGGACGGCCAGCGCTACACGGGCATGGACGTCGCCGCCGCGGTGGAGCTGACGGAGCTGATCGCTGTCGAGGGCCACAAGGCGTTCCTCGACGCCCTGCTCACGAAGGCGGCCGACCTCATGCAGAAGGATGATCGGTATCTGGCGGATGCCGAGTCCGATCTCGCCAAGCTCGCGCCGGTTTCGGTTTCGGCCGGCCTCGCGGGCTCCAAAACGTCTTCTTTCCGCAACCGCTCCGTTTCGAAGAGGCGGGCGGCAGTGGAGGGGAATTTCGAAGTCACGCATGGGACCCCTGCAACCGGTCCTGAAATTTCAAAAACAGCTGATCTGCGCGGAGCCCTCGGCGGCGGCACTCTCCTGGGTCGTAGGCTGGAGAGATTGGGCCGTGGGTAGCGCAGTGAGGCAACAGAGCGAGAAAGAGGGTTAGAAAATGGTATTTTCACCTCGGATGGACGCATTCAGAGTCAGTACCCGCGCGATGGGTATCGACCTGATGCGTTCGGTCTACACTCGCAACCTGGGCACGTACGTCGCTGCCATCGGGACCACATTTCGAGCTGGGATGCTCGTTCAGTTGAACGCAGCCCAAGAGATCGAGATCTGTGGAAACGGCGGCGCGACGAACCCGTTCGGGTTCGCGAAGTACAACAAGACGAGCACGCTGTGGGCGGCGGTCGTCGGAGAGCAGATCCAGCTGGTCGGTGTCCTGCCGACCAACCTGGCCCACGCCAACCTCTGGTCGGCGGCGGGCGGTGTCGGCGGCGTGCGCGTGTTCAACCTGAGCACGGGCGCGGCCTACATCGAAGGCGCGCTCAACGACTACACCGTCACCTACATCAACGGCCAGGTCCAGCGGACGGCCGGCTCCACCATCCCGGCGGGCGCGTACGTCGGCGTCACCTACCAGTACGAGGTGACCCAGAGCGAGATGAAGTTCGAGGGGCGCAACTTCTGGAACTTCACCGACGACGTCTCCATCCAGGACAACAAGATCACGGTCATCAACGACTGGTCGCTGATCTTCACCACCCAGTACGATGCCTCGCGGACCTACGCCGTGAATCAGCCTCTGTACGCGGGTGACTCTGCGAACCTCCTCCAGGGCTTTGTGTCCAACGACGGCGCGCTCGGCACTCCGTACGTTGGTCGTGTCTTCCAACTCCCGACCGCCGCGGACCCGTTCATGGGTGTGCAGTACGCTGGCGGCAGGACTGCGCCGTAAAGAAAGGAGCGGAAAAATGACGAATCCATATCGTTCGATCAGTTCGGATCGCCGTCCCGTCTCCGCGCAGTCGGCTCGGAGAGCGGAAGGCAGCGCCCAGACCCCGCAGTCCAAGGGCATGGCGGTTCGGCCGAAGGGGAGGTTCGCCTCCCGCCAGGACGAGCGCCTGTTCGAGGGCAACGGCACGTTCAACCCGCAGCGGCACGATGCCCACTCGACGCGGCACGCGACGAAGGATCGTACCGACCGGCGCATGTTCGACAAGCGCGGTGAGGTCAACGCCTGGGATCGCCGGGACGCCCTCACCCAGATCAACGAGCTGATGAACGGCGTGACCAAGCGCAACGCGAAGGCCCTGTCGTTCTACAAGCCCGAGACCGAGTCGAACATCTCCAAAGAGGCCCGGCGCGACATCCTCGCGGCGGCTCTCACGGATCCGACCAACCAGGGGTTCCACCTGGTCGGCCAGGAGCTGGCGCTCCCGATCAAGGTCATCCTCGACTACGAGGGCTTCGCGCGGAAGGTGTACCGGGTCCGCAAGCTGGCGCAGGCCGAGCTGTTCAGGATCCCGGTGGACATCCGTTCGACGGCCTGGGTGGTCGGTCAGGACGGCCAGAGCAACGAGTCCCGGATCAAGACGAAGTGGATCACTCCGCCGGAGTGGAAGGTCACTTCGTTCCCGTCGGTCGACATCATGGACATCTACCAGATGAACTTCGATGTCCTCGACAGGGCCCAGGACACCGCGCGGCAGGAGATCGAGCTGAAAGAGGACCAGGCCGCCGTCGGCCTCATCGACGAGGCGGCGCAGACGATCAACGCCGTGACCACGTTCGCCACGCTGGGCATCGGCGCGTTCGAGGACGTTCGCTTCCAGGTCGAGCGGCACCGCTTGATGGTCGAGAACTTCCTGATCTCCAGGTCCGAGCTGAGCGACATCGTGAAGACGATGTCGGCGGCAGTCGACCCGGTGACCGAGCGCGAGCTGATCCTCGCCGGCTACATCGGCAACGTGCTCAACGCGCAGATCCTGACCGCGGCCGGCACGGGCGTCGAGGAAGTCATCCCTCCGGGGACCTTCTACGCGACGACCGGCGCTGACTACATGGGCGAGATGGGCATCCGCATCGAGCTGTTCTCCGAGCCGTACAACAAGTACAGCCACCAGGAGACGGTGAAGGGCTGGGCGTTCATCGAGATGGTCGGCTTCGGCATCGCGAACGCTCGCGCCTGCGCGAAGGGGATGAAGTAGTTCATCCGTGGAGAGGGCCCCGGGGAATCACCTTTCCCGGGGCCCAAACCACTTAACCCCGCTGCGGCGGGAGAGGGGGCGAAAGCCCTGGCACACCTGAAGGTCCATGGATGCACCGCACAACAGGATCAGTCCCCGTTCTGGGTCGTAACGACGAGATCCTGTCGTACACGCATCCCGCCAGGGCAAGAAAATTGGTGGACTCAGGAAGGGCGCGAGTGGCAAACCGCGACCCTTTCATAATCAAACTGGCGAGAGATCCCAGGGAGGCTAACATGGAAGCAACAACGACGAGGGTTCCAGTCATCACCAACTTCACGGAGTACTTCCGCGAGGAGCGGGACGTGTACGTCCAGAACAAGAGCAACACGCAGGTCTCGCTCCAGTTCGAGACGTCCCCGGGGCGCGTCGACTCGATGCTGATCCCGCGCGACAAGAAGCCGCTGAACCTCACGCAGATGGTGCCGTTCAAGGCCATCAAGGAGTCGGTCGACCTGCGCAAGATGGTGAACCGGCAGCCGCCGGTCCTCGTCCTCCTCACCGAGGAAGAGTACCTCGCGTACTACGAGCGGATCGCGCAGGCGGACAACACCCCCATCGACAAGGTCATCGCGGAGGCGCAGCAGTACCAGAGGGACCTCCAGGACAAGCGCGTCTTCACAGCGCCCGAGCCCCGCGGTCGGAAGACTCTGGAGGACACGGCCGAGGATCGGAAGGACGAGCCGGCGGATCCGCAGGACAAGGTCACTGCGCGTATCGTGGGCATCTGTAACTCGGTCGGCGACGACGTCTCCGAGAAGGATCGTCTCGCGGCGGGCCCCATGCTGGAGGAGATCAAGGACCTCGATGCCGGGCAGCCGCTCACGCGGGCGGACTTGGAGTACATCCAGGGTCACGGCTTCTACAAGTCCGTGAAGAACTGGGCGCTGACGACCCACGCAGAGCGCTGGAGCTAGTTCTTCGGCCCTCTTCACACTTTAAAAAATCGAAGTCGTTTCGTGGTACTCTGAGACAGACGGGACTCGTCTACTTTGCGAGGTGATTCATGGGTAGAATGCGGCATAGGGTGGTTGAGGTCGAGCTGGCGGACGGAGAAGAAATCCGCATCACGGATGCTCCCAACAGCGACCCCTTGAGGAACCTGACCATCACGGTGGCCCCTCTGTACGACGGGCCCCTCGTTCCCGCTGGCGGCGGCAACGTCGTGTGCAAGATCTTCTACGGGGGAGGCTACGCCCAGCCGGCCGTGGTGTTCGGTCCGAACTACGAGACAGGTGTACAGCAGGGTGGTATCGTGAATCTCGCCGGGGGCTCTGCCCTTCCGCGGCGCATTTTCACGGACGCGAACATCCTTCCTCCGGACAGGTGGAGGGATGGCACCACGGTTCGCGAGGATGCGAACCTCGCGAGGGCACTGCATCTGTACAACAACACAGGCGGCGGCGGTACTTTGCGCTGCAAGGTCATGTTCGACTCCGAGGAGCTGAACGAGGCCACCTAAGGAGGGTTCCATGGAAGACATTCTCAACCTCTTGATCGAGTACGGTCCTTACGTCGCGCTGGCGGTCATCGTCGCCGGAATCGTGCAGTCCTTGAAGCTCGCCTTCAAGAAGTTCTTTCTTCAGATGCCTCTCGGGATGAGGATCCTGCCGTTTCTCCCGCTGATGCTGGGCATGATCGGTGGGCTTCTTCTCCCGCAGGAGACTCTCGCTTCGAAGCTGATGGTCGGTGGCGCGTTGGGGACGTTGTCCTCGGTGATCTACGGTGCCATCACGCGCACGTTCGTGAGCAACAACACCTTGCGGCAGAAGATCGAGATGAAGACCGGCAACGCGGCATCCACTTCGGTAGAGGCTATGGAGCCCCCGGCAGGCCCTGAGGGCGAAGTGAAATGAAGACCCTGGGGAAGATCTGGGCGTGGGTGAAAGCCCACTGGAAGTGGGTCGTCGCCGGCCTGGCGGTGGTCGTCGCGCTCATCGTGGGTGCGCGCATCGCGAAGGGGCGGGTAGGCCCTCCGCCCATCCCGGAGAAGATCCAGAAGCGCAAGGAGAAGGTCGCCTTCTTGCAGGGTGAGATCAGCCAGCTCGAAGTTCAGAAGACCACCATAGCGTCAAGGGAAGCCGCTACTGAAGAAGACATCAAGAAAATCAGTACGGAGATCAGTGAACTTGATAAGAAGATCGCGGATGCCCGTGAGGAAGTCTTGAGACTCTCAGCGGAAGAGAAGCTGAAAAAGTTCAAGGAGCTGGGGTACTGATGCGGTGGTTCATTCTCACGGTCTTCGTGGTCCTCCTGGCGGCGCTGCCGGCGCACGCGCAGGACAGCGGCAGCGTCATCCTCGTGAACAAGGGTGTGACCGGCTTCTGGTTCCCTGAGCCTGTCGCGACGAAGATGCTCCAGGACCTCGCAGAGCTTCCGCTGCTCCGGACGAAGGTTGCTGCGCTGGAGCTGAAGGTCTCTCGGATGGAGGACCTGAACCTGCTGATGAAGGACGAGCGCTCCGTCACCGAGCAGATCAGCGCGAAGTGGAAGCTGGCGTTCGATGAGCAGTTGAAGATCACGCAGGAGCAGCAGGCCTACTACGAGGAGCAGCTCGCGCGTGAGAAGAAGTGGTACAAGTCGCCGGTCCTGTGGTTCAGCGTCGGGGTGATCGCAACGGCTGCGCTTGCCATCGGGCTGAACTACGGACTCGCAAAGACACGATAGGAGATTCCCATGGCGGTTCTCAACATTCTCGGCAAGATGACGTTCCCGGGCTCGCCCAGCGGAGCGAACAACCCAGTGATGATCGGCGCTCCGACGGTGCCGGCTACCTCGACGACGGGGTTCTCGCTGAACTACAACGAGACCGCGCAGTTCGAGTACGTGGTTCCCGCGGCGGGCACGCGCGTGGTGAACTTCGGCTCCATCGCGACGGGGAAGTTCCTGTATATCGGCACGGACCAGCCGATCACGTACACGATGAACGGCGGCGTGGAGGTCTTCTCCTTGTCAGCCGGCGGCTTCCTGCTGATCGCAATGGGGAGCCTCTCTGCGCTGACGATCATCGCAGGGGCGCAGGAGGCCCGCGTCTTCGTGCTGGTGCTGGGAGACTAGACCGTGATCATCCAGCCGGGAGTAGAGCAGCCTTCGGTTGCGAGCATGATCGAGCTTGCTCGGACGAATTCGATTCGCCGGGTGGACATCGAGCTGCAAGACTCGACCGGGGCCCTCGTCGACATCGACGCCACTCTGGGAGCGGGGGGTGAGCCGAACGGCGTTCTCGACTTGGAGATCACCGACGTCGGAGGGATGTCGATCTACAAGGAGTCGTACTACCCCCCGCCGATGGGCGTGCTGGAGCCTCGTCTCAAGAAGGCCGCTCCCGGCAGGTACTACATCGATCTCGGCAAGGTTCCCCGGGAGACGGATGATTCGCGGACGCTGCTCTTCAACTGGCACTCTCGGCAGAACGCCGCCGCGGAGGAGGTCTACCGCACCCAGGTCGTTGAGGTGGTGTCCCCGCGGATCCTGTCCCTGCTTCCGTCGCTCCGGCTGCTGATCGACAAGACCGTCAAGCCGAACCTCCCGGAGAAGTACTGCTTCATCGGCTACACCGACGGGATGCTGATCCTCTTCTTGAAGCTCGGATTGTTTAAGATCAACGAGTACGAGCCGTACCCCGTCTGGGCGAAGTTGGACTACTTCCCCATCGAGATGTACGCGAGCATCCTCCTGCGAGCCGCCTTGTACCAGGGGATCACGAGCCAGCTGCTCTTCTCTATCGACACGGACGTGCCTCAGTTCTCGGATTCCGGGCACAGTTTTGTCCTTCAGCACGCGACTCCATTGGCAGCATTTCTTAATACGTTAAGTTCGGAACTCGATAAATCGGTACCCAACCTAAAAAGAAAGTTCGTAAACAGTGGCACAATATCTGTCGAGATGCGAATGGATTTTGCCTTCTCGATGATGCTGGCAAGTGCTCCCGCGGGAAGCCTTTTTCGCAATATGTGGCAGGCTGGGTAGCATGGTAGAGCGGGAGATCAAGATTGACCTCTTCGACGAATCCGCTCCCGAGAACGAATCTCTGGCGCGTCTCGTCGATGACGGTCTGTGGCAGGAGCTGATCTCCAAGGCCGAGAGGCTTGAGCCTCCGAAGGCTCTCGATGAGGACCGAGTCGCGATGGACGAGTCTCAACGGAAAGAGCCTTCTGCCGGCCAGGAAGAGGATGCCGCAGATCCTCTTGCGGCGCTCGTCCAAGAGTTGATCGAGGGGCCATAGCATGGTTGAGACCACACAGCGCGGCTGCAAGGTCCCGGGCTCCAACATGGCCGTCGGCTACTGGGGCCGGGACATCCACGCGCAAGTCTTCGCCGAGCAGCAGCTGGGCAAAGAGCGCGCGTTGCTCCAGGAGCAGATCCTCCTCGGCGGCCTCCGCATGGAGCTGTGGCAGGAGGCTCCTGTCGGTCCCGAGTGCGCCTGCTACAACACCATCAACCGGATGGCGGACCGGAAGTGCATGGCCTGCCACGGGGTCGGCAAGGTGCCCGGGTACCTGAAGTTCGGGTACAACACGCTGTGGATGTCGGCCTCGGACCCGGACAACACGCTCACGGACCTCCGCCTCACCCGGAACTACCAGTCGTCGAAGCTGGAGCTGGTCGACGGTGCGCTCGTGGGGACTGTCGAGAGCGCTGACAAGCCCTTCTCCAGGACGGTGTTCGGGGCTACGTGGGGTACAAGTGTCCAGTGCTACCTGATGGAGTCGGACTACTCCTCCATCACGGTGGAATACTCGCTCGACGCTGGGGTGGCCTGGGCGGCGCTGTCGAACCTGCCGGCGGAGGTTGCGCAGACGGGTACGATCCGGTTCCGGGCGACTCTGACCCGTACCGAGACCGCGGCGCGCTCGCCGTTGTTCGAGATGCTCAGTGCGCGGTACGCGACGATCCCTCTGGCGAATCCCGACGTGAACGGCGTGTACCGGAAGGGTCCTTGGATCCTCATCATGCGCGAGCCTCCGTCGACCGGTCACCGCAAGCAGGACTACGGAGACCAGCCCATCGAAGAGGGCCTGGAGATGTGGACCGCGGGGTTGTCGATGTTCGACGCTGCGATCCCGGCCGGGAGCATGGGCGAGGTGATCAAGGGGCCCGAGGTCCTGATGCAGCTGCTCGACGGCGCTCGCGCGGGCAATAGGTACATGGCGACGGCTTGGAAAAACTCGGACCCGATGGCGTACATTCTCGTGTCGCAGACGTTCAAGATGCGCATCACCGACGACGTCGACCCGATGAAACTCGTGTGGTAGGAGACGATCATGAAAAAAGGCATCACCCCAGAGGCAGCTCAGCGATTGTCGGTGTTCCTTCAGAAGAGGGCGCAGCAAGGTTACAACCCGGAGGATTGGAGCCCGGCTGACGCCGTGGAGGACATCCTCTCTGGTCCGGCGGGTGTGGCCCTTCTTCGAGCTTTTTCCACTCCCGTGGCATCCCTGGAGAACGACGTGATCGGGCTTCTTGATAGTGCTTACGATCTTTCCAACCAAGAGATTGAAGCAAGTCTCCAGAAGGGTATCGACGGGGCGGGCGCAGCCGTTTCCGCAGAAGGTTTTTCGATTCCAGATCCTGCGGTCTGGGAGGGGTTGAAACAGGGTTACGCTGACATGTACAGCACTGTTCTTGGGGAGCTTCGACAAAAGGTCTATGACGCTTTTGATAACGCGGCAGCCAATCTTGCGTATGCGTACCAAGAGGCTGCCCTTCAGGAGTTCAAGAAGGCAGCTGGCGGTAACGCGCCAGGAGGCATGGTACCATGAGACGCAACGCTGGAGGGATCACGGACGATGGCTTCAGCCGGCTCGCGTCTTTCTTGTCGGCCGCGGACCTGGAAGATGCGAAGGACGAGCCCGAGGAGGAGAAGGACTCGGACAAGGGTGGATCGGACAAGGACCTCAAGCAGGAGCTGGTCGAGTTCCTCAAGGACAACCCGAACCCCGAGGACGAGCTGGTCCACGAGTGGGCCGAGGAGAACGGCTACGAGGTGGACGAGATCGAGTCCCTTCTGTACGAGCTTGCCACGGACTACGTGGAGTCGAACGATCCGGACTCGGAGGACCTGATCCCCGGCGGCAAGGCCGACGATGTTCCCGACGAGGACCTCCCGATGGAGCAGCTCCTGAAGGGCATCAAGGTCGAGATGGAGCACACGGACGATCCGGACGTCGCGAAGGAAATCGCGTCCGATCATATTGAAGAATTTCCGGATGGGGATTACTACGACGCCCTGGCGGAGATGGAAGATGAGCTGAAGAGTAAGAAGGGTGGGCGTGAAGACTGGCCTCCCCATCCGTACGGTGCCGGTTGGGGATCCTGTTCGGGTTGTGGTCAGGACGTTGAAGACCTACCACCCGGGGAGCTGTGTGATACCTGTTCTCGTTGGAAGACGATTGAGGATGAAAAACGCCAGGAGCGTGAGCAGGGTTACCAAGACGATCTCTTGGACCAAGTACGGGGTAGGTCGTGCCGGTAAATGACTTCTCAGGACCGCGCGAGTACCGTGGGACCATCCCACGGGACCCCCGCAACCCGCCGCGTTTCGGTCAGCTGATCGAGACGGTGAAGGACGCCTTCGCCGCGGAGCTGTACCGGTTCTTCGAGTCCAAGTCGGACGACATCCGGGCGAAGCTGGGCGAGTTCCCTGCCATCGAGAAGTTCGCTATCGGTGCCGGCAGCACCTCGTCGAGCATGGAAACCGTGATGAACCTCATCATGTCGTATGGGAACACCCTCGACAAGTACCCGATGATCGCCATCACCTCAGCCAATGACAAGGAGTTTGTCCTCGGTCTGGGTTCGACTATCGTTTGTAGCGGTCAGCAGGCTCCGCGCCTGACCGCGGGGAATGAAGGCCCCTTCAACCTTCAGGATGGCTGGACGCTCAGGATCCGGACGTGGCCTCTGGGCTTGACGGGTGATCCAGTCGAAACGACCATCCTGTTCAAGGACTTCCTGTTTCCGGACATTGCGAACGCCACGGTGCAGGACGTCATCCAGGCTTGGAACGCGCAGGCTCTGTACACGCAGGCCCGGGAGTCCGGTGATGGGTTCCTCCAGATCGTGTCTGGAGGTCCTTGCGCTTCGGGGGCGAAGAACGGCTTGGAGATCATCGGAGGCACGCCTGACTGCCTCCTGGCTCTCGGCTACTCCGAGGGGCAGATCGACCTGTACACCGATCACACATCGGGCCCAGCGTCCCCTGCGCAGCGCTACGGCGTGGCTGGGAAGATGACGATCAACTTGGACGTGGTTTCCGACGATCTGAACACGAGGACACAGCTTGCTGACCTCGTGAGATCCTTTTTCACCTTCTACACGGACCGTCAGTACTTCCAGTTCCAAGGGCGGTCGTACCTGGATGACTCGATAGACCCCCCGGAGTGGTACCAGATCGTGTTGGACCGGAAGTTCTCCTGGGCCGGCGAGTACCAGAGAGCCCGTCAGGGCGGGGAGCAGAAGTCCTACCTGTACTCGATTCGGGGCTCTGTACCGGTCTTCGCAGCGGACTTCATTGACCGACCCGTAAACCGTGGGAACGCAACATTTGTCCAGTCCTCGAATCTCATCCACAAGGAAGATTTTCCCACGGGAGACTACTTCGGGGTCAACTATTTGAAGCTCGACCGGTAGGCTCTCCACTCCTTCGACTTCGTTTTAAAAAATCCGACAGCGCCCACGGTATACTAGCCTCACGACAGAGGCCTTTTACCACCTCCAGGGAGGTTTCCTACGATGGCAATCAGCATTTCGAAATATGTCGATCCAGGCGTGTACATCGCGGAAGTGATTGTCCCTGGTGCGGTTTCCGTCACCTCCGAACGCACACTGGGCATCCTCGCCATCGCTCCGCGCACTCGTCGAAGCGTGGACGAGCCGGTCACCCGTGGGAAGATCTACGACGAGACGCTGACGCTGACCGTCGGGTCTCCTCACGTAGGAACCTTGGCGAACACCTCGAACAGGTCCAGGAACAGCGCCCAGATCTACATGAATGGGAACCCGCTGGGGCTCTCGGACTGGCAGTTCCTGGCTGCGCGTCTGGTGGGCACCGAGTGGGCCGGCGTGACGGTGGACGTCTCCCTGGCGACCGGCACTCCGTACTTCACATTGGCTCTCGACGGGAAGCGGGCCGTCACTCTGAACTTCGATACCTTGGTGCCTCTGGTCTGCGGCGTCCCCGCCGCGACGGCTACCGCGGCGAACATTTGTGACTCCATCAACTACGCTCTGGCGAACGCGCTCGGGCCGTTCTTTTTGATCTACGGTCTGACCTACGCTGCCGTGGCGACCCACGCGGTGGGCCTGGTGAACGAGATCATCACCCTCACGTCCCCCTCGACAGAGCCTGCTTCCGACGTGAAGGTGTTCATCTCCCCGAACGCGGCGCTCGACGGAGCGTCCACGATCTCGACCGCGGCATGGACGCCGACGGTCGGTGCCGGCGTCCAAGCGCCGACGCGCCTCCAGGTGTTCGACGCGGCGTATACGTCGTCTGCCGTCTACACTCTGGACTACGTGTCGGTCGACATCCTCACCGATGCTCTCACGAATGCCGGCACCTCGACCCCTCTGTCGGACATCAACTACCTCGGCTCGTACCCGGGCGGTGTGGACTACACGAAGAACACGGACTACGAAGTTGGCATCGCCAACGATGTCGACTGGGATGTGACGACCTGGTTGCAGGCGACGGCGACCACGTTGGATTTCGTCGCCTTCCCGCCGACCATCGTGGCGGCCACCAACGACAAGCTCCTGATGTCCATCAACAACCGCACCCAGGTCCTCGTGACCTTGACCCCGGGCGCTCCGACGACTCCGGCGATTGTGGCCGCGGACATCAACGCCGCGCTGGCCTCGATTGCGAGTGCGTACGGCCCGGAGTTCTCGCACATGGCGGTCGTCGTGGGCAACACGGTGCGGATCCGGTGCCCGGACGACTTCGAGAACTACCTCCCGGAGAAGGGTGTCGCCAGCTCGATTCAGTTCCGGGCGACCGCTGCGAACGCCTTCACGACGCTGTTCGGCGCGATCACGCTGCCCTACACGGCCCAGGGCACCGGGAAGCGACCGGCGTTCGGGACGAACTACTACTGCACGTACGACTACGTCCGCCCGGCCACGGACTACACGACGGGACACCGTGTGTACGATCCGGATCAGCTCTACCAGTACACGACCAAGCTGACGATGCAGAACTACTTGGTCAACAAGCTCTGCGTGGCAGGAGAGATCGCGTTCGAGAACGGCGTCTCCTCGGTGTACCTCTTCCAGATCAACGATTCGGTGGCCCCCGGCACGCCGACGCAGCTGGAGATCAACTCCGCGCTCGATGCTGCGAAGGAGTACTCGACCGTCACGGACGTCGTCACCATCGACACTGCGCTCGACACTGCGGTGTACCAGATGCTGCACGTCGCGGACCAGTCGTCGATGCTGGAGAAGCACTACCGGCGCGGCTGGTTCGGCATGGCGCGGGGCACGGACGTCGGGGACCCCGACACGCCGAACACCTTCGTCTATCGGTCGACCAAGACCTTGCAGCCGGGCAACACCTCTCCGGGCCGCGGGCGTCTGTTCCTGGTCTCTCCGGGTGATGCGACTCGCACCATCAAGCTCGATACGAGTCAGGAGATCGATCTCAACGTGGATGGCACCTACATCGCGGTCGCCGTCGCGTCGGTCTACACGGCTCTCCCGAGCCCCTCGTCGGCGCTCATCGGGAAGTTCATCACCGGCTTCAAGACCGAGGGCTTCGGGACGTACCTCCGCGGCGAGCGGCATACGTTGGCGGACAAGGGCGTCCTCGTGGTCACGCTCGATGCCGGCCGGCTGGTCATGCTCGATCCGATCTCCACCGAGGCCGGCGGTGCCAAGGTGGTGCAGTTCGAGGAGCCGGCCTCCAGCGCCCAGAAGGACGCGGTCACGAAGACCGTCGACACGCTGCTCGCGAGCAACGTCATCGGTGTGGTGCCGGACGATCTGAGCGACTTCATTTCGGACTGCAAGAAGTGGATCTTGCTCGGCATCACGGCGAACATCAACAACGGCTCGATTGCGTCCTACCGCGACCCGTCAGGATTGCCGCGGGACATCGACGCCACGACGGACATCGTGGTGTATCAGTCTACGACTGATCCCAGGACCTTCTACTTCAAGTACTGGTACAACCTGAAGTATCCGGCCAAGCGGTTCTTCGGTGAGTACTCGGTCGACAACCCGTTCTTCAGCCCCGCCTAGCAGGGGTAGGGGAGGAGGATAGCAGATGCCAGTCCCTAGCACAGGAATTCGTACTAGCCATGCGATCTCCATTCGCGCGGGTAGAACCACTATCGGTCAGATCCAGACGTGGGCTCCAACCCAGTCGAAGACCATTACGCCAGCGTATGAGCTTCGTTCTGAGAGTTCTGGAACTGTGACCGAGAACGTTCCGGGCAACATCACGGGTCTGACCATTCAGGTGAGCCGCTACGACTTGTTCACCTCCAAGATGGAAGAGGTTTGGGGTACCTCGGCGGCCTTGTGGATGCTTTCAAATCAGCTCACCCCCCTAGAAATCACTGAGAAGTGGTCGAGTCCTGGGCTGAATGAGAGCTTCGTTTACTACGGTTGCTGGTTCTCTCAACTCGGACGCAACATGCAGGCCCAAGGTGACAGGATTGTGCTCGTCAACGCCACCTTGGCGTACGTCACCTGTACAAAGATGACGTAGGATCCATGCCTGTACCACGCACTGAACTCCGAACAAGTCATGCTATAACGCTCCGTGCAGCGGACGTGACCATAGGGAGGATTCAGAATTGGAGCCCAAGTCAGGCTCGTGACGTTAAGCTCAAGTTCGAGATCAATGCGGTCGGGACCGGAGCGCCCATTGAGGCCGTCCCGGGAGTGGCGACCACACAGACCCTCCAGGTGACTCGGTATGATCTCTACACCCAGAAGATGGAAGAGATCTGGGGGATGCCGAAGCCCTTGTGGGCCCTGACGGATCAGCACAACCCCATCGACATCGAAGAGAAGTGGATCAAGTTCGGAACGAAGGAAAAGCCTCTGATTCCGGGCATGGAGTTGGTCACAACTTCTTCGTTGTTGGATAAGATCGGATCGAAGAAGTTCGGCAAGGCCTTGGGCCTTGGAACTGCGAACGAGCTTGAAGGGATCGACATTGGTCGTGCCGGAGCGGGCCAGGAAGTCACGGTTGAGAAGAATTGGTACACGGGCTGCTGGTTTACGAGTCTCGGACGGGTAATGCAAGCCCAAGGAGATCGTTTAATACTCGTTAATGCCACTTTAGTGTATGTAAAGATGCGACGGTTGATGTAGAGTTCGTCATCGACAAAACACCCCGGAAACCCCGGGAGAAGGGAGCGAAAGCGCCATGTCGACGGACAATCCGAAAAGAATCTTGGACGACCTCGCGAAGGAACTCGACGGTGAGTGCCTGGAGGAGGTGTTTACCTGGAAGGGCCGGAAATTCCGAATTCGTCTTCTGAACGAGGAGGAGTCCAACTGGAGGAATGGCTTCATCAACATGGGCAGCGGGTTGTCCACCGTCACCTCCTGGAGGCTCCCGACGCTCTCTATCGGTATTCGCGAGGTCGATGGTGTCCCCATTTTCGAGTTCTTCCGTTCTCAATGGGAGGAGACCGAAGAGGGGCGGAACCTTCTCCGTCTTGTGGAGAGCAAAGGCACCTTCACGCAGAAGTATTTTTCTGCCGAGCACATGATGGAGTGGCTGGGCGCGAGGCCTCCGGAGATGCTGGAAGACCTGTGGAAATACTGGAAGGCTCTGGAAGAACGCAGGGAGGCCGCCCAGGGCAACATAAAAAAATCCTCAGGGGTGGGTTCGGAGAAGGGCGAGAAGCCCACTGGGACCGAATCTACCCCATCTGGAGAAGGCTAGTAGCAAAGCTCAGGATCAAGGCGAAGGTCCTGACCAAGAGGATGATCCCGTTAGGGGATCCTCGGCTGAAAGGAATGAACGATACCCAGTGGATTTTTGAGCTGGAGTCGATGAACCTTCAGGAGAAGCAACGCTATGACGACATCCGGACTATTTCTGAGGCTGTGAGGAAGCAAGTGGTCTCCATGCTGGGTTTGAACTTGCTTCCGGTCGAAGACGAAAGAACTGGAAGGCTACGTCTTCCGGGGGATGAGGAGTGTCTGCCTCTCGTGCTTCTTATCGGAAACGATAATGTCCTGGCAGCGATAAAAAGTAGGACGGAAGAGTACATCAACCAGCAGGAAGTTCTTCAGCAGCTGGAAGTCGCTGATGTTGCTCGCAAGGACGGAGTGACTGTTAATACCGGAGTCGCGGAGCTGACCCCTGAGGCGCTGGAAGCGTTCATGAAGGACGAGGGGGATGTTGAGTTCGAAAACGCTCCGGAAGACCTCCTCAAGGCCATGAATTGGGGCGGACGCGACACGCAGATGCTCTTGGAGAACCTCGTGTTATCCAAGGATGATCTTGGAGATGATCCCCTTGTGGAGAAGAGTGCAAGAACTATTGGGAGGGTTCGTTCAGATATAAAAAACCAGTATGGCAAGAAGGTTCTTGAACCTCAAGGAGCGCCGGAGTTGGAAGAGGTGGATCTAGGCCTGAGCAAGCCCACTCCTAAGGTAGATGATCGTCCCGTGGTGACTCTGGATGTGATGAAGTAGAGCATGGTTCAGGTAGAATCATATTTGTTGCGGTGGGACTTCGACAAGTTCCGAGACCAGATCTCGGAGGCGACTAAGTCCTACACGGCTTTTGGCGGGTCGTTGCGGGCCCTTGTTTCTGCGGTTTCGGGGGATCTCAACACGTTGCAGACCCGGGCGTCGAGCGTCACCACGATGATCGGTTCGTTGAATCCGCAGATGGAGCGTTCCATCCAGCACATAAAGGAGGGCACTGGATCTTTTTCGGAGATGCTGAATACCGTTTCTCAGCACGGCATTAAGATCGCCAGTGAAGTGTCTCGGATGAAGGCTTCTGGGGGCCCGGCGTCGGGTTCCTCCGGGGCGGCGATGGAGCAGGCTCAGAGCCAGGTGGTTGTCATGCTGGAAGGTGCTGCGTTTGCAGGTGCTTCCGTTGAGATTGCCCAAGAGAACGCTGAGAACGTTATTCGAGTTGTCGCTGACACGGATAAGAAGTCTGAAGAGGATGTGAACCGTGTCAAAAAGTATTTGGAGTCCGAGCTGGAAGCAGCTGCGGGCAAGGCGCAGGAGATCGCAAGCCACGTTCCTGGAGGGATTCTGGGTGGGGGCATAGTATCTGGGCTCCTTGCAGCGATGGTTCTGGGGGTTACGGAGCGGGACCGTCTCAAGGCACAGAAAGGGGAGATGCTGAATGTTATAGAGGCTTCGGGAGAAGCTGTATCTTCCGATGCGTCTAGAAAGGTAACATCGTGGTTTTCCCAATTCCAGGAGACTGCGCAGTGGTACTACGGAATCGCCCGTGAGGAAACCCAAGGTGTTCTGAAGGCCATGGTCGACGCCGGTTACAAGGCCCACGAGATCATGGCTACGTTCAATTCATCCCTGGGTGCTGCGGGCCAGCATGTCGGTATTATGTCCATCGCGTTGGATAAGCATTTCAATCAGGATACTGGGACCTCTATCAGCAACATCATCAAGATCACTACGTCCCTGGGAGACAGCTTGCAGGAGGCGACGGACAAGTATTCTAGGATCGCGTTTGCTGGTCAGAAGAGTGCCATGGGCATCAGCAAGTTCACCGATGCCGTCATTTCTGGGGCTTCTGCCATGCAGCAGTACGGTGTTGATGTGGCCGAGGTTGCCGGTATCATGGGCACCATCCAGAAGCACTACGAGAAGATGGGTCTCAGCCCCCAGTATGCAGGAAACCAGGCAACTAATTTCATCAACGGGATCTCACAAGGGATCGCGGGGATGGACCCTTCCATGAAAGCCATGATAGCTCAGAGGATGTTTCCCGAGCTGACAGGTGTGGATGCTAGGCAGAAATGGGAGGACGGCTTCAAGAGGGCGCGTCAGTCCGGCAGCGAGGACTTCGTTACTCGGACACTTCTTTCTCTGAGGGAGTGGGCCTCTCAAGGAGGCAAGACCCGGGCGCAGGCGATCCGCCTCATAGAGTCCAAGATTGGTGATAACAGGACCGCTGCCGGCTTGTACGATGCGACTACCGAGTTGGCGAAGGGCAATAAGTTATCGGAGCTTTCTGTCGAGCAGCAAGGGCTCATCAAAAACGCTCTTTCTACTGAGAGTGAGAAGATTTCTGATCTTGCGAAGCTGACAAGAGATCTTACTAATGCGATCTCTGCCATTGGTCAGGGCCTCCTGAAGGTCTTGGCAGGTTTGGTAGGGGCCATTGTACTCAGCATCAAGTATCTTCCGGAGATTATTGCCGCTGCTTTACCCGGCGGCGACAAAAAGTTTCTTGTGGATATTAGGGCTCAATACGACAAGTTGGGTGTTAGTATGAGTGCCGGAATTGATGCGGCCAACACCGGTCTTAAAGATGCTGCTGCGGCGATGAAGACGGAGTTCAAGAACGATCTTCAACCCATAATTGATGTCCTCAAATGGGACGCTCCATCGGAGGGTGGCGTTAAGACTATAACCTCCGCAGCAGAGGCGAAAGCTGCTCTCAAAGAGCTGAAGGATGACTTTTTGCAGATGTTTACGGATGAAGAGTTCAAGAGGCAGCTAGATATACAAGCAGCGCAAGGGTACGCACATGTGAAGGCTTGGTTTCTTCGCAAGTTGTATGATCTTAATTCTTCTTCTTTTGGGAGATCTCTTAATGAAAATCCGGAACAAGCTATTCTGGATTCTCATGATTCCTGGGAGGACGCTGCCGTGGCGGCTGAGGATCTTCCCGATAAGCTCGCCGCTGTTGAGAAGGCCCGGTATAAGGGTAGGGCTAAAGAAAATGCTTCACCAGAGTATGATGACTACCAGACAGAGATGCCTGAGAATGTTGGTGGCGCGAATGCCAAGGTTGATGGAGGTCTTATAAAAACAGCGTCTAACAAAGCGGAGGCGCAGAGGGTACCTCCTCCTTAGGGAACATATGGAGAACTCTTTTTTGATAGACCTGGATCTTGCGGACCTGAGTGACCAGGTTGATTCTGTACACCGCACGTACACGGACCTGGGCTCGGCAGTACAACTCCTGGGCCGTGACATGAAGGTCTCTCTGGGCTCCTTGGCGTCTGCATCCGTTCCTACTTCTATGCCCTCTCCTGCTGTTGCTTTTTCTGCGGAGGCTGAGCGCATCAAGGGTGCTATTGATGGTGCTGTTCGTAGTGTCGGTGACCTCAAAGGGGTTTTTGAGAATATTGGACCTTCCGAAGAGGGGGCTGGCGCTGCGGACACCGCATCGGCGGCGGTGCAGCAGGTTCAGGAGTCTTCTTTAGCTGGAATAGATCCTCGGAAAGCAGAGCAGAAGCTCGATGGTGCGGAATCCAGAATCTACATTTCTGTTACCTCTGCCGAGGAGATGGTCAAGAGGCATAAGAAGAGAACTTCCAGGCTGATTGAGTTTGTTGAAAAGGAGATGAAGAAGACCAAGGACAAAATTAAGAGTATCTTGAGTAACATCCCTGGTCAGCTTTCTTCAGGATTTCTTGGTGCTGTTATAGGTTCTATTGCTCTCGGATACACGGAGCATAATCGACGTCGTGCCGAGATGGGGGAGATGGCTAACATTTTCGAGGGCAGTGTAGACAGTGTCATGTCTGCTGCGGGACGGAAGGCTACTCGTTGGTTTGCGAATTGGGGTGAGCGGGCGCAGTGGTACTGGGGTGTGGGTCGTAAAGAGGTCCAGGCTGCTGCCAAGGTGATGGTAGACAATGGATTTTCTGCTACTGACGCTTTGAGGCGCTACGATAAGGGTCTGGGGCGTGTAGGGCACAACGTTATTACCCTCTCTCTTGGGTTGGGAAAACATTACAACTTTTCTACATCGGAATCGATGGAGAACATCGTAACCCTAGTTCGTGATTACGGGATGTCACTCAACTCTGCGGCGGATCTGACCGTAAAGATGACCGCTGCGGGAGAGCGGAGTTCCATAGGGGTCAGTAATTTTACTCGTATCGTCATGGCTGCTGCGGATCCTCTCTCAAATATGGGCATCAACGCAGAGACCGTTGGTTCTTTCGTGGAGAAGTTGTTAGGACACTACGCGAGCATGGGCTTGGAGTCCCAGTACGCCGGCCGTGAGGTGGAGGGGGTCGCTGTGGACCTCATGACGGCGTTCACGAAGATGGATGACCAAATGAAAGTGGCCTTGGCGAGAGACATTTTCAAAGATACTGAATCGAATGCACATGAGCTTCTTATTCGGTTCAGTGACGGTCTTCGTAGGATTTCTTCCGGGAAGGACGAGAGCTTTTTGGAGTCTCTCATTCGTTCTTACGGGACTCTGGTTATTAAGAGAACGACTCCTGAAAGAAGTAAGGCGATCTTGGCCGTGCAGCAGAACCTACGAACGAGTAACCGTTCGGCGGCGATCTTGGTCGATACCTTGGGGATCTTAGAGAAGGGTGATACCCTGGAAAGTATGTCGAAGGAGGCTCGCGCTAATCTGAAGCAGGCCTTTACTACGGAAGGAAAGATGGTTTCCGAGTTGTTTAAGACCCGTCGTGAGCTGGTTACTTCCATGTCGAACATCGGGGTTGGTCTTATGGCGATATTGGTTTCTCTCATCGCGGCTTGCATACTCGGATTGAAGTCTATGATGATTCAGGGTGAAGAGGGCTCGGGGGGCCGCACTGCTTATGGACTCAAGTTGAAAATGTATTACGCGAATCGTCAGGTTTTTAAAAATATGGCCGATGGGTGGGACCTGATGTTGAAGGGTACGGATGGAGTTCTGACGGCCTTAGGGAAGGAGTTTGGGGACTCTCTCGCTCCCGCTATTGGAGCTATGCGCTGGGATCCCAAGGCACCCCCTCCGCCACCACTGCCTGGAGGGATGAAGACCGATCCTAAGGACTCGTGGGGTGGTGTTTTTGGAGATCCCGAAGCCGAACAGGAGAAGAGATTTCGTCATGAGGAGGAGTTGCTGGAGGGGACAGGTCTGCAAGGACCTGCGGAGAAGCACTTCAAGTTGGTCTCCGCGACGGGTATTCTCGGCGGGGCAGTGGCGACCGCATTGTCCAATGTATTGGTCACCAGGAACGTAGGAGCGGATGATCCGAAAGCGCGAGAACGCACCGCACAGCCTGCGGTGGGGGCCTCTTCCGGCCCAGTGATCAATCCGGCCCAGCCCCCAATATCTACAGAAGATTTGGGAAATGCTGTGTTACAGTCTCAGGTGGAGCAGTACCCGACGTTGAATCCAAGGATGGGGACACCATAGCATGAGTGGATTGGTTGACATCCAGCAGCTCGAAGAGGCCCGTACCAGATTTACGGATCTTGGTGCTGCAATTACAGATATGTCTCGTGCCAACACCGAGTCCTTCGATTCGCTGTTGGACAGCTTGCGAGAGGGCTTCAAGGCAACTATTGACGAAATATCGGGTGATCCTCGATTGCTGGAAGGCGCGAAAGCCATCGGAGCCAGCGAGGAGTACATCAGTTCCATAGCAGGTAAGTTCAGCGGTCTTTCAGCAGAGTTCGATTCCGTGTTCGAGGGGATGCGGGGGGCGATAACTGGTGCCGAGCAGGGCTTTGAGAGCCTCTCCAAGAGGGCAGAGGCCGCGGTGGCAGAGGCTACTGCACCCTCTGAGGGTGACGATGGCGAGGGCGTTGGGGGCGGCCTTGGAGGTGGTACGACTCAAGGAGGGGTCGTTTCCAAAGGATCCAAGGGGAAGAAAAAAAAGCGTGGTCCTATCGGGAGGTACCTCACCTCAGAAGTGAGGACTGTCAAGGGTAGGATCGGCGGGATGATGTCGAAGTTGAAGATACCCAAGCCCGCGGCTATCGTGGCGGGATTCATTGGCATCATGGCTTACGGGTACATGGATAGGGATCGTGTTCGTGCTCAGTCGGGAGAGATGAAAAATATTCTCATTGCAGCATACGATGACGGCGTCAAGGGAGCGCTCGCAAAAGGTACTTCCCGGTTGTCTGCGATTCAAGAAACCTTCCAGAGATTCTTGGGCATCCAACGTGAAGAAATCCAGGCTACCGCGCAGGCGTTCGTTGACGGAGGCTTCAGCGTCTCCCAGATGATGTCTCCGATGAAGTCAGTCTTCAAGGATGTGGAATCGAACGCGGTGACGGTGACTCTTGCCTTGGATAAGATGTTTGAACTTCCGGGCGGGGAGAGCGCGAAGCGGATGGTCGGCATGATGGCGGATTATGGGAAGACGGCTGATGAGGCGAAGGATTCCCTTCTCCGCATGTACATGGTCGGTCGGGACTCTGGTGTGGGTGCCATGCAGTTCGTGAAGAATGTCGAGGACGCTAGTTCCGAGTTGGCTCGGATGGGCTATAATATTGATAACGTAGTGGACATCTATGTGCACGTTACGGATGCCTTCTCGAAGATGGGGGTGCCCAAGCAGTTTGCCGGGAAGCAGGCGGCCGTTGGTCTCCAACAGTTCGCTGGTGGCGTGGCAAAGATGGGTGACAACTGGAAGGTCGCCCTGGGAGAGCGTTTGGGGTACGGGAAGGGCTTGGAAGCGAGACAGAAGATGATGGACGCCTTCTTGCGTGTTCTTGATGGGGAGGACACAAATGAGGTCGTTCACATTGTGACTACCATTTACGACATGGCGATGAAGGCTACTGGGGAAGATGAAGATGCAGCCCGGTACTTCATGGAAGCCTCTATGGGCCTGGGGTTTGAGGGGGCCCGCTTGATCGCTACTATTGGGAAGCACGCTCGCGAAGGAAATATGGTTGAGGCCGCGCGAGCAACGAAGGATAACATCACTATTCTGAAGAACTCTTTTCATACGGAGGCAGAGAAAAGAAGCAAGTTTGAACTCATGATGAACAAGTGGTTGAAGGGCTTGGCTAACTTTGGTCAGGGGCTGATGGGATACATCATAACCGCTTTGGCATACCTCATTGCATACCTCAAGGCCATGCCGCAGTTCATTGTCAATGCCATTACTCATGATACCACGGCACAAAGGGAACTGGCGCAAGATATTGAAGACCTTTTGGGCAACCAGGGGAAGAACAAAGCAAAGATGGGACGCGGCCTCGACCAGATGATTGCCTCCGCCAAGGGCATGGCGAGCGACATCATGGGGCCCTCGTTGCAGGCCCTGAAGAAGGCTTGGGACTACGATCCGTACGGGTCTAGCTCTCTGTCCAAATCTCCTAAAGGTGGTGGTACCCCAGTCTTGGGGGGTATCAACATCCCTGCTGCGGATCTGGAGAAGGGGTCGCCTTTCACTCAGGACATCGTACCCCCTCGACCTGTTCCTGGGGCTTCGTCTCCTAAAGGTGCGAAGGGCACCAAGGCAGGTTCTGTTCAGGACTGGGGTGACAAATGGGTCGGTGGGGGTTTGCATCTTCAGGTGCAGAGTGTGGATGCCGAGGGGAGCATCAATATCCTCATCTCGGGAAATTGTCCTCGGTGCGGGTTCGATTTCACCAATATCAGCGGTTACGGAGGCGCTCCAGGGACGTTCTCTAGTATGCAATTGTCCAAAGAGGGCTCTTTTACCAGTGAGGACGTGGAGGCTCTGGCACGGATGATTCAGAGCGAGTCCGGCAGGTACCGAGATGACCGTAGAAAGGAACAGCTGGGTATCGCTTGGACTGCGTTGAACCGCGTAGGTGGCCTCAAAAAGGGTGGAGGGGGTAAGCTCGCGAAGGCCATTACTGCCGAGAAGGGCTGGGGAGCGAGCGATGCTGGGAACAAGAAGTACGGGAAGGCCGGCAGAAGGAATTTTGCTTCAGGAGCCCGTCCGGATCCGGAGACCATAGACTTCGCGCGTAGCATTCTTCGTGGGGATAAGGGTACTGGAGACTGGACGAAGGGGGCTACGAGGTTCATCCACCGCCCCACAGGTAGTGGGCATGAAAGCGGATCTGGTTGGAAAAAGGGCCGAGGTCTGGTTGTCCCCATCGCAGGAGGTATGTGGGACAAAGAGACGGGGAAACGGGTTGAGGGCGAAGCCGTATTTCAATAGCCCTGCCTCCGGCGGGGTTTGATAGGTGTATACATGGCTATTACGAAGCAACAATTTTGGAAGAACATGATGGAGGCCTTCGGTACTAGCAATGGGATCCAAGCCCCTTCTGCTGAGCGTATACTTGAGCGAATTCTTAATCCCTACGAGGATGTGTCTTACCGGGTTCCTTTTGTCTTCAGTTCGGATCACAGGACTCGGAACGACATCGATCCTGTGCGTATGAAGATGAACCCCGAGACGGTGACCTTTACGCAGAACAAGAGGATCACCAGGAGGGACACTCAGTCTGGCGCGGTGTTTTTTCACTGGACCAATGCGAAGGGTCGGAACAACGACGTTATCAATATAGCGTTCTCGGGAAGTACGGGGAACATAAATATCAGGACGGGGATGCAACGAAACAGTGTGGTCTCCAAGCAGACCAAGAGGCTCCGTGACTTTTTGAAATCGCAGACGAAGCAGGAGGGCCTTGATGTAGAGACTTTGGCGGGTGCTTCGAAGTTGCTGAACTTCTGGAATCTATACAGCATGACGCGGGAACCCGTGATAGATCCGTTTTCCGGAATTCCGAATAAGTCCTACTTTATGTATACGAGCCCTATCTTAGGTAACGCCATGATTACATTCATTGGGTATTTTGACCGGGTTTTGGAATTCACGGACGATGCGTCCAACCCGTTTAGTAAGAACTACTCGTTCAGCTTCGTGGCGACGGAGACGATGCCATCCATGGATGATATTTTTAGGTACATTTCACTCTCGTTGGGGACCCAATTCTTCAATGAGCTTGAGTAGCGGAGACCTAGATGGACGGTATATTGAAAAATCAGGCTACTGGAACCTCATCCCAGGAAGGGATCTACCGTGCAGCGTTCCCGGCTTTTCGTGTTTTCATCTATGGGCAAGAAGTGTCCGGGGACGTCATTGAAGTCAGGGTGAATCAATCCGGTGGAAGCATGGATCGGTCCCCGGGGACGTGCACTATCGCTCTGGCTAACATGGGTGACAAGTACATCTTGGACCACATGGACATGACGGTGATCGCCAGTAGTCGAGACTGGCTGGCGACTACCCTGGGACAGAACCAGACTGCTTATATGAGCACGCAACGTTTTCAGGCGGACAATGCTGGTGAAGATCCTGCTGAAGTGTACAAGTATATGCAGAAGTACATGAATTCTGAGCAATCGGCGGAGATGGCCGGGGTGGTAGATGACTTTTATAAAAAATTGAAAACCGCGCAGGGCGGAAACAACTGGACGTACGGATCCGTGCCTGCGACCATCAAGCCGGTAGTCCTTGCCAAGAAGTCCAGTGTTATCATTCCGAAATGGGATGAACTCTATGCGGACAAAAAAGACGATCCTATGTACCAAAACGTCTTCGAGGGGGACACCACTGCGCGGTATGTGTATCCCCTCACTGAAGGCGATTGCATTTTCCATCCCAATGACCCCATCAGGATCGCGTTCAGGGATCCATTTAGTCCCACTGTTTGGTATTGGATGTTCGCTGGCTTCGTGGATGGTTTTGTGGAGGACCGCGGGGTGAACCAGGAGTCTGTTGTTACTATCTCGGGTACTGACGTGTCCAAGCTGGCGCGGTACTCCTTCTTCCAGATGAATGTCGATGCGGTTCTTGATCCTGCGATGGCCGCTCTGTTCCCGATTTTCCAGAACGTTGGTTCCATAAACTGGGTGCCATATCAGGAGCTGTTTGCTTATTTCTCCGTGTATGAGATTTTGGAACTCCTCTTCTTCGGTCTGGACTCCTATAGGGGAACCCTTTCCGAGATGACTGATTACGCCCTTGCGTTCATGAGTACCGCGGAAGGTAACATCTACTTGATGAATACCGCAACTGGTATGAGCGCCGATGAGATCGCGGCGTTGAGCCCCACAGAGAATACGAAGCTCTTGAAGCAGTATCTGGAGGGTTATAAGCTCAATCGGCTTACTGGCGCTAATCTTCCGCCGATCTGTAATCCTCGCGGAGAGGCGATGTTCAAGAGGAAGAACGAGAAGTACGGCGTTCATGCTATATTCCTTGGAAGTCCTCCTCCCACGATGCTGGAGGCCGCCCGTCTTGGGTGGTCCTTGGAAGAATCTATGGGTGGTGAGCATCTCGATGTTGCCGAACTCCGGAAACTGAACGATTACATCCACCATCGAGTCACTTCTAAGGATCCGGAGATCATGGGGAAGACCGCAGCCGCCCAGGCCTACAAGTCGCAGATGACGACACCTTACGACATTATCACTCAGATTGGGCAGCACGAAGAGGACTACCCCGTTGGCGGGGGCCGTGTATTCTATGTCGCGCCCTCGGGGCTGGCAATGGGTACTGCTTCGGGAGTTCTGAATGAGATGATGGCCGGGGCCGGGGGCGGCTTGCACTCCGAGTTCAAGGATCGTCTTACTTTTCTGTACGATGCAGCGGATCAGATCCAGTTCTGCTTCTACGCCACTCCCAAGGGTGATCTCGTCTTCGAGATGCCTTTCTACGATTTCGACCCTTGGATGTTCGATTACGAAGGGGCTACCGTTAGCAACGCGGACATCGAATCCGCGATTCAGACTGCGCGGGAGAACTTGCAGGGGTGGGCTGAGGGTAGTACCAAATACACGGAAGACCAGATCTACGAGATGATGCAGATGTCTTCGGACCTCAGTCTTCTCACTGAGGGCTACGGATCCGAGCATGCCTTTGAGTCGGGCTCCACTCGTTATGCCTCCCTGACCGACGGTGGGGAGATGAACTACGGGGCATATTTCACTATAGACAAGCATGAGACCTACGGCTTCAGCAACGCAGTGAGTGACAGCGGTTTAAAAACCGTAGCGAGGTGTACCCCAGGGAATATCGCGAAACAGGGACAAGATCTGAACAACCGAGACACGCGGCATACCCAGTTCGTGATAGCCCCCGAGCTGGCCGGTCTCTTGGGTTTCCGACCTGCCTCTGAGAAGAGCCCTTGGACGGAGGTGGTGACCGATGAGGCGGCTGCGGTCTTCGCCGCTATCGATCTCCGTAGGTCTAACTCCGAGGCAAGGTCCTTGAATATACAGATCCTGCCGCACTTCGGATTGATGGTGAACCGACCTCTATACTGGAGGCAGAGGAACTACGTGGCGAACATCGTGAGCTGCCAGCATAGCATTGCTGTCAACAGCTCTTGTGACACTGCGGTCAACGTGAATTACGCTCGTGGGTGGAAGGGAGAGCTTCAGCCCGGAGGAAACAGGATGGAGGTGTTCCGTCATTTTGGAGGGGATATGCCTTTCAGTTATGCGGCCTTACTGACAAGTAAAAAACCCTATATTTCGAAGCAGTCGGCTCCTAAGGATCCGGACGCTTTCTACTGAGGTTGTCATGGGTGGTTGTGGGCGTATAAATACGAATCCGGCTACTTCTTCGATTCTGGAAGACCGTCGTCTACACCGGGAGTATTACTCTACAATACACAAGGTGCAGGTGAAGGATTTGCATCTGGAGGAGGGTACCGTTGGTGTAGTGTTTCTTGATGGTGGAGATCCTCGTACGATACCTATCCCCCTCATAGGATTTTCTGCTCCTACGCAGGAGGGTGATACTGATAAAAATTATTTGAGATTTTCCTGGGGTGTTTATTGTCCGCAGCTGGATGACGTCATCCTTGTGGCGTTCGATACCAAGGGTAAGGCTCACGCCCTTGGATACAGCACTGTGGACTTTCGCGTTATGAAGCGTCTTGACGACAGCACCGAGGACCGTGGGGGGATCGGCTGGGGTGATGCTTCGGGTAAGCGTCTCCGTCCAGGAGACTGGAGTTTCAAGAGCGCGAGGGGCTGCGCGTTTTACATGGGTGACCGCATCTCACTGACAGCCGGATCGCACTCGATCACACTGGACAAGCCCCGGAACGAAGTGACCCTCCAGTCGGATCTCATCCATCAGCGCTACGGTGGGGCCTCGGAGTCGAGGTCGGGCTCTGTGAAGCGTCTTTTGACTCCTGTTGATACTTCGGAGATGCCAGTCTATGACGTGATGTTCGGCAGCGTGGCACAGGAGCACACTCACTACGTTAAGAGAGCAACGATCCCATTCCCTGCGGGTCAGATCATGGTGCGCACCTCTGAAGGTGAGGTGGTCGACGACCTGACGGCACAGATCGTGCCTCCAGCGACCTTCTCTCCGGATCTCGCGGTAGCTCTCACAGGCACCGGAGTCAGGATCCTCCGGGAGGTCATGGATGACGCCTCGGGCATGGTTCCCATGTGGATGGAGATGACCGACAACCTGGGGAACTGGGGTGTGTCAGCCAAGACGGCCGTAGGGCTCCAGTGGTTCACGCCGGCCTCGACCTGGACCGTTCTGAACACGATGGTCAACTGGAAAACCACTACGACGTACGCCTTGGACGTCGGAATCGACTACAGCCTGAAGGTGGGTGGGAAGATGGACTTCACGGTGGCCGGAGCCTGGAGTGCCACTGCGGGCGCTACGATGGACCTGACGGCCGCGGCGGCGATGACCCTGAAGGCGGCGTCCATCGCGCTGGCGGCCCCCTCGATCTCCCTGGGGGCGAGCCCTTGCGTGATGTCGTGCGTGGGCGGTCCCTTGACTCTGGACTCTCCATTGATGCTGCTCGGGATCGGAGCGTCCGAGCCCTTGATCAAGGGGACGACGTTCAACGCGGCGCTGGCGGCGTACCTTGCGGCCTCCAGCACGGCTTTTACGGCCCTGGCAGCGATCCCGGTGTTCCTACCGGGGACTGCTCAGTTCACGGCCCTGGCGGCTGCGGCAACGGCTCTTGCTGCCGCTTTGAGTGGATCGTTGTCGACGAAGTCGATGACGTTGTAGGTGAAACATGGCCTTCACTGTAGGCGGAACCATCGCGAAGTGCATCCTGGAGTGGCTGTACGCCCAAGTCGCTCCTCTTCTGGAGGCTCTGAAGGCGATACTACTCGCGATCATCCAGTTCATCGACCTCCAGGTCCAGCTCTTGAAAGCCTTACTCTCCCAACTCGACATCCTGAAGGCCATCGAGGAGGCAGCTTGGGCCATCGTTCAAGCCATCATTGACACGATCAGAAACGCGCTGACGGCCATACCCGGAGGGCCTTTTAAGGAGCTGTGCCCGGAGTTTTACCAGCTCATTACGGACCCTGCGTTGCAGATTTTTGACCTCTCTGTAGCGGCTCTGAGCATCTATAGGGAACGCTACAAAAATGTGCTATCCTTCATGGACGAAGTAGAGGTCCTCTTTCAGTACTGGGAGGGGATCAAGAACGAGTTGGTCGCACTGGTAGAGTCCATCGACGACGCGATATATTGGGCCAAGATGGAAGCAGCATCGGTGGTGCCGTAAGATGAGCTGGACCCTAAAAGTAGTGAATGGGGATGTGGTTCGGAAATTTTCGAACAACGGTTACGACAGAGTTACGGATCTTGATAAGCTCAAACAAGAGTGTCGGATGATCTTGACTACGGATATACGGCCAAGTGGTTTGGGGGCCAGCCTTAGGCAGGCTGTTGGTCGTTCCACTGACGGAGAGCCTTCGCCAGTGGGATCCACGCCGCTGATGTTCCAGTTTCAGATGCTTGTGAAAGATGCTCTGGACCGTTATCGATACGTGCAACGTAACTTCCAATATAGTCGGCGCACCTTTAAAGAACTTTTGGATGATTTTTCTCCGGTTCAGATCTGGGGGGACACGACCGATCCTCGGGTTTTCAGGTGGCGTGTGGACTTCTTCTCGGTAGGGAACCTGCCGAACTTCGCCTTGGGCGGGACGACGAGGTAGACCATGGTCATTCAGCGAAGAACCGTAGCCCAGTTCGAGGACCTTATTTCTAACGGAATTGCGTCTCGTGATGAGACTATTGACACTTACATCGGTCCGATCAGAGACCTGTACATCACCCCGCCGTCCGAGGTCATGAAGGGTATTCACGATAACATCGTGTATCTCAGCCAACTGTTGAGCATGCAGAATGCAGGGACCTTCAATCCTGAGGATCTGGATGCTTTTGTTTATAACGAGAACGTGGTTAGGTGGACGGGCTCCCCCTCCTATACGGTCGTTACTTTTTCTCGATTGCTTCCTCCTTCTGCGGATATTACAGTCCCTTTGAATTTTCCGTTGGCAACTAAAACGGACCCGAAGACTGGACAGGTTGTCAATTTCCGGACAATCGAGACGAAGACTATGTACGGCCCATTGACCGTGTCCCCGTCATCGTACTACAATGTTCAGACTCAACGGTACGAGATCGATGTTGCCGCGGTGAGCGTGGTTGCTGGCGGAAACACCATGGTTGGGGCCTACACGATCACCCAGTTTCGTCGGTCGTTTCCAGATTTCGAGTACGTTACGAACAAGTCAGCTACTACGACAGGCCGTGGGTTGGAGACGAACTCTGACCTGGCGATTCGGTATCAGACTCGTATTACAGGAAATCAGGAGGCCACTCCTACAGGACTCAAAGCGTTTGCATTGAACTTGATGAGCAATATTGAAGACAGCCACGTTGTCTATGGGGCTGATCCAAACTTGGAGCGTCAATCTGAAGATGCGGGAGCGTCAGATGTCTGGATCAAGTCTACAGCTCCAGCTACTGATACCTACGACACCTACTACCGAGGTGTGCGTGAGCTGGTTCCTCTTCCCAAGCAACCGCTCATCTCGGTTACGGCTGTCTCCAGTGGGCCCACCTACTATACCGAAGGGGTCGACTACGAGGTTGTGACCGGGGAGGGGATCTACGCCTACAGCAACCGGGGCCGAGATGGGATCCGGTTCCTCATCGGAGGGGCAGCCCCTGCTTTGAATGCTCCTTTGAGAATTGTATACCAATACAACGCGATGATCAATATCGTTACGGCGCTGTATAAACAGCCCGTGTACCTCGTCATGGGTTCCGATGTGCTGTATCGCTGGGCTCAGAAAAAGAGCATTGTCGTTGAGGCAGAATTGAAGGTTGGTTCTGGCAACCCGACTACTATTCTGGGTTCCGTTAGGGACAAGGTTCTCACATACATCAATTCGTTGAAACTTGGGATGGATGTTGAGGAGTTCGACATCGACGCTCAGGTCGCGTCCGTTAGCGGTGTGGACAATTGGGTGTACGTCACCTTGGCGGTCAAGGGTGGGACCGGGGTGGGGGACATCCTGATTGGTCCGATGGACTACGCCTACTTGGAAGCGGCGGATCTCATCATCAGCCTCGTGTCGTAGAGGGCGGTGCCATGGGTTACTACTCACTGTTCAAGTACGGCACGGGCGTTCTCTACGGGCCCGACACCACGATCAGTGCGGTGAACCCTATTGAAGGTCCCGCTCCGGGGGGGAACGCCTTCGTCATCACGGGAACAGGATTCGATCCCCGTCAGTGGGACGATTATTTCACGGGCTTGGTTTTGGATCCTGTGAAGTGGCTAGACGTGTCCGTAGGAGGGTCCGTTTCGACGGGGGCCTACCACCTGGAGCTGTTCACCGGAGCGGTTCCAGGCTCTACCGCGGGGATCGAGTCTGTGATGTTGTGGGGCTCCACGCAAGGAGAAGCTCGGGTGGTTATCTCCAACCCGGCGTCCTTGCCGTTGTCTGATGTCGACGTCTTCGCTTTGACTCTATGGATCAACGCCACGAACTACGCGGAGATGTACGTGCGTCTGGACAAGTTCGGCGTCTTGAAGCTCTACTGCGAGGCCTGGGTGGGTGGGGTGAAGTCGGACGAGCTGAAGAGCCCGTTGTCGTGGACGACGGGGCTCTCTGTTTTCAAGATCCTGAGGTACAACTCGGATCTCTACTTCATCGCGAATGGCTCGGTCGTCTGCCGTCTGCCCGGATTCCTGTCGACTCCGGCGTACTTCCGGATGTCCTCTAGGAACTTGGCAGCTTCGTACGATGCCAGCGTCACCCGGGTCGAGTGGTTCTACTACCGCCCCTTCGCTGTTTTTCAGAACCAGCCCGTGCACGACACTGTGGTCGTTGGCGACCGGAGGATGCGGGGGCGCGTGACTGCGAGCCGGGATGTGACATGGCAGTTTGCTGCGTACGAAGGTTCTGTTGATGTCTCTGTGGTTGCGAACAGCGTGGTCGCGAGCCCGAGCGCATACAAATACTACTACGTGTACGGCATGAAATCCATTGCCAGCACCCAGGCGGGCTTGGAGTTGTCGCTCATCAACGACGCTCAGCTCGCGACTCCTGACGGTGAGACCAAAGGTCTCGGGGAAGGATACTGACATGGCCTTGGTGGGTGTCAACCGCTACGCGGACCTAATCAAGTCGATCATCAGCGGGCCTTTCTACGAGTCTCGCGGGACGGTGATTCCCTATCGTCAAGGCAATACGGACATCCGCTTGAAGGCCGACTATCCGGACACCGTGTACAGTCTCAAGATCAACGAGGTGTACGAGGGAACGGTCACCTCCGACAGCGAAGGGAACGTGGTCTTCAGCCGGCATCTGGCTCTCGGTGACAACGAGATCTACCTGACCAACTTGACCTTGGGGACCTCTCTGAGCAGCTGGCTCACGACTCGCGAGTACGCCATCTGGCTGATTTCGTACGCGGAGGCTTTCGAGAGCATCGATGACGACTGGCAGGAGACCCAGAACGATCTTGCTATCGAGCGCGTGGGTGTCAACGGCATCGAGGATCATTTCGGTCAGGGTCTGGAGATCTACAACATCTACGGCCAGGATCTCGATTCCTACAGGTGGATGCTCCACGAGATGCGGAACGCTTTCAGGGACTACGGTGGGAAAGTCCGTGGTGTTGAATCCGCTGTTGCCGCCATCACTCAGGTGCCCCCTTTCGGTTACGCGCGCCGGTTCTGGGGTCCGAACTGGGTGCTCGACCAGTCTATGCTCGCGAACCATCGCTTCCTGAAGAGGTCTTGTGACCTGGCGTTCTTCGGAGGGGGTATCTCCGGGGTGACGCTCAAGAGTGTGGAGTCCGATGTTCTCGAAGGTCCCTTCTCGGGAGCGATTCAATATGATCCCCCCACGAAGTCGATTCGCTGGGGTAGCTTCGGACCAGGTCCGTGGGTTCCGGCGACTGAGGGAGACCTCTTTATTCCCGGGCCCCCGTCTCTTGTGGATCCCTTCATCTTGGGTCTTGCGGGGCCGTTCCTGCTCAGCTTGACGAAGCGTATGCTGTACTTGAACATCGGCGCTGGCACAGTGGTCATCGACTTGAGCCTGTGCCCGGGGTACCCTGCGCCGACGGTGGCACAACTTGTTGCGTTCATCAACGGGCCTCTCGGGATGGGCGTCGTTGTGGCCTCCTCCTACAACCTGAAGCTCATGCTCTCCTACGCGGCGGACTGGATTCGGATCGAGCCCGGACCTCGTAACGCCGCGTTGGAGTTGTTCGGGAATGATCCCGGTGACTTGGTGTTCGCAGAGTCCGGTGTCCTCGATGGGGTGACGTTTCGGAAGATCACGGGGCCCATCGACATCGCGACGGACTCTGTCTTGGAGTACGAGTACAACGGCGCGGTTTCCCCACCGACGCAGAGGCTGCGGTGGGCATCTCCCGGAGGTTCTTGGCCCCCGCTGCTCGGGTGGGTCACGCTTACTGACGACGGGGTGTACATCCTCACGGACGCTCTCGGGAACACCTTGGAGATCCACTGCATCATCGAGGACATCCCGACTTATGGAGCGGTGTTTATTACGCAGCCGCTCTTGTTCTCGGTGAACTACAGTCGCACCGCGAAGCGCGTCATGGAGACGGAAGGGCTGTACGTGTACATCACGGAGTCCTTGCTCCCGGCGGCCCCCATCTGGGACGTTGTTGCCGTCACCGGAGATGCCTCTCCGGCGAATCCCGAGGCTCCGGACTGGTGGTGGGTAGGGGCGTGGAACGCGGGCGCTACAGGGGTCTTCCAGCCCTCTATGGTGGATACGGACCGTGAGAGCGACTACAAGCCCTGCACGGCGTTCCGCTACCTGTACTCCGACGCTGCGGCCTCCGACGTCGAGCTGTACGGTCGTGTGCTCCAGTACCCCAACCCCCAGCCCGACAAGGGCGGGCTGTATCCACAGAAGAACCCAGGCCTTCTGTACGACTACGAAGGCTTCGAGGTGAAGTTCTCGGCGTGGTTCCTGAGCCACACGGCGAGTCTGGTTTCCGTAGACCTCAGCTTCACCTTCGATGCGGGGGCTACGTGGGTTGCCGGCGTTCCTGTCATCGTGGCTGCGGACGCGGCCGGCGCGGGGCTGGAGGATCCGACCTACCTGGAGTTCTCGGCCATCATCCCGGCGGAGGTGACCGCGGACAACGTCTGGGTTCGCATCCGAGCTGCGCAGGGTGTTCCAGGGATCTCGTTTTCCGTGGACGCTCCACATGTCGACGTCAAGTACATCACGTCTCGTGCTCTGGGAGATACGACGGTGGCGCGTAGCCGACACCGGCAGTTCTTCGGTGAGCTGGTCTACTTGTGGTCTCCAGAACCGTTGACTACGGTCGAGCAGAAGTTCTTGGGGTTGCAGCACAAGGAGGCGGATCGGAACAGTCCCTTCGCAGGCGTGCTCATCACCAAGGTCTCCATGGATACTCCGGCCGGGAATGGAACCTTTGAGTACGAGTACAACAGCGCGGGCCCCAGCCAAAGGCTGCGGTGGGGTTCGTCCTCGGGAGCCTGGGGCGTGGGTCTTGGCTGGATCGTTGTTTTGAGCGACGGCCCTTACACAGTGGCATCTCCGGATGGTACCTTCCTCGACATCGATGTTGTGATCTCGGCGCTACCTATTTTGACTGGAACTCCTCCGGCCGCGGTGTCTTCGAAGATCGTTGCGATCTCGGACATCAGCACAGATCAGGGAGTCACCCGTTGGATCTCTCCGGCGCACGAGTCCATCGACATCTTCGATGCGACCGAGTACGACTCGGGAGGGGTTCCGATCAACCTGAAAGGGTCGATCTCGGAAGTCGATTTCACACTGGCAACCCTGATCAATCTCGACATCTACCCGGCGATGCCCTTTCGCTACTCGTACCTCACACCAACGATACTTCCGGTGGCGGGTGAGCTGCTCGCTTTTGCGGGAATTCCACCACACACGGCGTCACTGCTCTACGAATCCGACCAGGACCAGACCGAAGCGATTCTGTTCGAGGGTGACCTTCCTGTTCCGAATAATCTTTGGCAGTTCAACAGCTCGAATCAGGTGCTGATCATCAACCCCGCGGACTACAACCCCGCAGCGGTGTACTCGATCAACTACAACCCTCTGTTCCAGATCACCACGCCGCTGATCGACCTCGGGTCGCTGTTCCAGGACTACATGTGGCTGGCCGACTACATGCTCTGGGATCGCATGGAGCACGACCCCGTTTCCTTGCAGAACACCGTGCCCGTGTACTTCAGTCGGGAGCTTGGTCGAGCAGGACTGCCCCGGCGGTCGGACATGGTGAAGACGAATTCTGCGCTCTACTACGAGGCCGTTGAGGGGCGGGTGGAGGTTTCGCCCATCAATTGGAGGTTCATCGATCCTTTCACTGTGGAGCTGGATCCCACAGGCTTTGTTGACGGAGCGCAGTATTTTTTGACGCATGGCGAGCAGCGCATCTACCCGAAGAGCAGCTTGACGGTGAAGTTCGAGCACCGTTCAGGCGTGAACTCTCCAGGGTGCCTGGCGGCCTCCTGGTCCGAGATCTCTCGAAACCAGAACGTCACGGTGCACCAGCCTGCTGGCGGACATGTCGTTCACCAGCTCCGCTTGTCTGTGAGCAGCATCAGGGACCTGCGGGACTTCAGGATTCGGTCCGTGGTGCTCAAGGGTCTCCACATTCATGGTGCGACACCGTACCTCCAAGGGCTCACGAATGTCTAAAGCGAAGTGCATTCTCGGGTTCTTCTGGGCGGCTCCGATGTCCGTCTTCGGGTGGCTGCTCGGCCTGTTCCTGCTTCTGACCTGGCAGGTGGAGTCCATCGAGGTTCAGGAGGACTGGACATTTGTCTGGGATCTGAAGAACTGGGGTTGGTTCCAGAAGAAGACCATGGAGGGCCGCGGCTGGGCCGGCTTCTCTGTGGGGAACAACGTCTTCATTAAGGACGTGGTGGGCAAGCGCTGGAGGCGGACCTTGGCTCACGAGGTTGCGCATTGCCACCAGTGGTACCTTTTAGGAATCCTATTCCCGTTGGTGTACATTCTTGAATGCGTGCGCTTGTACATTTTCAAGAAAGAACTCCATTCGTATTACGACAATCGTTTCGAAGTGGAGGCTCGCAAGTGCGCAGGACAACCGGTAAAAATACCGAGGACCTCGTGGAAAGATGGCCCGAACGACCGATGGGCCTGGTGGTAGCACGAGGCTAACCGTAGGAGGTTCCGATGCGTGGCTCCAGGTTCCCGGACGGCGTGACTGTTGATCAGGTTGCTCTTCGTCGAACGGAGCTGACCAAGGCTCAAGAGATCCTTCGAAACCGTGTCGACTGGACCTGCCGCGGCGTCTTCAGCGGCGGGCTGGTCACGGTGAATCTGCTCGACAACACCCGCATCGACGTCATGCAGGCTTCGGGGTTCGCTCCGAACGGCGAGTACATCGAGACGGACAGCCCGTACTACAGCATCGCGCTCGCGGACTACGCCGTGGGCGTCGTGAACTACGTGTGCCTCGTGTACACGGAGGCGGACTCCTACCGTCAGCCCCACGAGAGTGACGGGGAGAGGTACTTCACCCGGTCGGAGATGGCGTGGAGGGTTCGCATCTACAGCGCGGCGCAGTACGCGCTGCTCCCGGCCTCGGATGAGAACCTGGCGAACGACGCGCAGGATCGGATCATCTTCTTCGCGAAGATCACTGCGAATGGTGTGGGCGTTGCGTTGACTCCCAGCAGCATCGAGAGCCCTCGTACCTTCAACAACATCATGTACACGGTCCCGCGGAAGTGCGCGGTGGTCCTTGGCGTGGACATCCTTTCGGCGTCCGCGGGGAGCCCTCTCGGGGCCGGAACCTTGACGTACAACTTCACCCCGGGAACACCTCCGACGTATCAGCTCACCTGGTCCACTTCGAACGGTGCCGGCGCTATGGTGCCGATCCCCGCGGACGGGAACTACACGCTGCTCGATGGTGCCGGCGAGTCCATCGTGGTCAAGGTCGCGTTGGCTGTTCTTCCGGTTTTCACGGTCGTTACGACTCTCACGGAGACCATCACGATCTTCAACCTGTACTTCCAGGAGATGCCGCGGCTGAGCGCGGAAGATCACCTCCACAGGAACTACATTGGCACGGGCGTGGTCAGCCCACAGAATCCTCACGGGAACTCTCTGGACGACTTCTCGGGAGAGTCGTTCTCTCTGCTCGACGAGCACCAGGATGTCCTCCACTGCAACGGCATCTGGAGGGGCTCCGCGCCGTCTTTGTTCCAGATCACGGTGCTCAACAACCCGGGAGCGGATACCTTCAACCTGGTCCCTCCCACAGGTGGGGACCTCTACTACATCAACGGCATCAAGCTGAACGACATCGACCAGTTCTTGTCGGTGCCGATCCTTCCGCCGGTCGTGCAGTCGGCCTACTTCTACGAGATCTGCGTCTCGGACGAAGCGACCGTGGAGTGCCATCAGAAGGCGGCCTACCCCGCGGGGCGCTTGGTGACGGGCACCTGGATCGTCGACATGAGCCCGAACTACCCCTTCGGGAGCTACGCCCTGACGTGCACGACGACACCAGGTCCTTTCACTCCGAGGGTGTTTACGTGGGATGGTGGGAAGCCGGTTACCTTCACTCCGCTGTCGGACCCTTCGCAGGCGATACGACTGTACGCTGCGGATGGCGAGCACTGGATCGATCTCTGGGTGAACACCAACCCCAGTCCCAATCCCGATGAAGCTCTGCCGTTGCTTCCTGGCACGGTCTCGGACACCATCACGGTCTTCGCGTCCCTGACGGACGGGTCGAACCAGTTCATGCAGATCGGGGCCGTCCTGTATTGGTGGGACGCCGCTTCGGTGAAGTGGGTTCTCGGGTACCACCCCGTGGCCGCCAACCGGAATGCCGTCGACAAGCGCATCTGGGGCAACACCGGGACCGAGAACATGGCGACGTGGGCCCTGGACGATCTGGCGTACTTGCCGAACAACGAGTTGGGCAGGTCCGGTGCCCTTCTTCGCAGGAACGGCGTGTACAACGAGTTCCAGTACACCTATGGGGGTGCGGGCTTCAACATCTCCGTGAACGGCGGGTCCTTCTACTGTCGGGGTCAGCGGATCTCGGTGAAGTCTACGCAGAACCTCATTGCGACACCGAGTGCGGTGCAGCTGATCTGGGTGGACATGGCCGGCGTCTACCAGATCGCCAACGTCACGGGGACCTTCGGTGGAGACCTCCAGGCGGCGATGAGGTATGTCCTGGGGTTCACGCAGAACGTTCCTTCGGTCTCCTCGGCGTACCACTATTCGGATCCCACGGATGCTCCCGAGCGGGGCGTCCTGCTCTACTATTTGGTGACCGATGCGACCGACATCGATCCTCTGAGGATCGTCGACTTCACGCAGAACGTGAACCGAGTGGACGATCCCTGGTCCGTGGCCTCCAGAATCTCCGCCACCGCGGTGGTTCACTCCCAGGCGGCGTACGACAACCTGTTCACGGCGTTCGAGTACGCCCGGTACTCGATGTACACTGGTATCGCAGGTACAGAGAACGGGGGCTCGGTGACCGTCACGGTGACCGGCATCGCGGAGATCGGCTTCCAGATCACCCAGCCCGAGTACGTGAACGTTCGCGGGACGCGAGGATTCAACACACCAGCGAAGTGCCTGGTCAGGGCTTCCGGTGTCATCGACCCCGAAGGGTCCTGGCTGTTGAGCAAGGGCTGCAAGGTGTCGGACCTCAGCTTCTACAACGACAACTCGGTTCCACTCATCAGCCTGAGTGACTACACGACCGTTGAGAACTGCCTCGTGGGCTCCCGCGGGGGTCCTTTCCTCCGAGCGAACCCGGGCGCTGCCACCCAGATGGACTTCGTCACGATCAAGAACAACACCCTCGCCGGGTGTGTGCTCCTGTTCGCGGCGTGGGCGACTGCGACGAACGGGTACAACGCCTGGACCATCACAGGGAACAAGATCTTCGCCGTTCCGGTCTACACACTGGCCGCGATTCAGATCTACAACCTCACGGGCTCGGTGATCTCCGACAACGTGATCGTGGTCCCTGACTCCGGCGACTTGATCTTCTCGTTCTCTGGTGGGATCAGGGTGGCCTCTGTAGCACCCTTCCAGTCCAGGGAGATCGCCATCAAGAACAACTACATCCGCATCGGCAACGCCACGGGTGCGGTGAATTCGGTCATCGGGATTCACCTCTACGACATCTGGATGGCCGATGTCGGTGGGAACGTGATTTCGGGGTACTCGATTCCTACTGCGCAGTACGCCGTGGGGCTGTACATCGAGGACATGACCGCGTCTTCGGTGACGAACAACTACCTCAACACCCTCGGTGGCGGCATTCTCCAGCGGGGGGAGTGCTACGACGTGACGCTCTCGGGCAACAAGCTCACCCTGATAGGGCATGTTGGCATCGACGTGGTGATCAATTCGTTCGGTGCTCTCAACGCCGCTTACGGGTTGAACATCAACGACAACACCATCTACACGATGGTGAAGGGCCTCAATGGAGGGCTCTTCATGGGCGGCAACCTCGTGGGGATCGGCATTTCCTCGGACTTGCAGGCTGCGGATTCTGCTCTGCAAGGCGTGTCCGTGTCGCGCAACGTCGTAGCCGGACTGGGCTCCAACGGGAACGTCTACGCGGTCTGGCTCGACATCGACGTTGGTTCTGGGCCGGCGAAGTCCTTCGAGATCAACGACAACATGATGACCACTCTGGTCTCTACGTCGGGGGCCGTTCACGGCATCTGCGTGGAGGGTGCTGCAAACTATTTGGACCTCGTGTCCATCTGTAGGAATCAGGTGTTCTTTACAGTGCACCCTGCCAACCTTTCGACCTTCATTTACGGAATTGCTGATTTGAAGGCTCTGTCTCACGGTGTAATTAGTGGGAACTCGATTTATATTGACGGTTCTGACACTGCGGAGGGCCAGGCTCTTTTCGCGGTCGGCAACAACCTCATTATCTCGGATAATGTCTTGTTCGGGAGGAAGATTGGTGCCTACGTTTCCCCCCTGTTGTTCACTTTGATAGCGAACAACGTCATTTATTCTACGGGTCTTGGTCTTTACCTTCTGCACCCTCAGAGGGATACTGTGGTTCGGGGGAACACGATCAGGGTCGATGCGCATAATGAGCTTCTCTACGCTGGTGATGGCTCTCACTGCATCGCTGTGGGTGGAGATAGTGATCCCCCTAGCAACGGCATCACAATTCAGGATTGCACTCTCTTTTTATTCGGCGTAGGTGCCCCTCAGGACGTTTTTGGCGGCAGTGCGTGCATCCGTTTGTTCTACTGTCGGGATGTTTTCATTGAAGGCTGCAAAATGTTCGCGTCGGTAGAGACGGTTGAAGGTGGGGCTGGCTCAGCGCCAAGGGCTTACTTGGTTTACTACAATGCAGGACACGAAGATACCGGGGTGAAGAGCACCCTTACGGTTAAGGGCTGCATGTTCGATGACAGGTTCGAACAGGAGGGCACGACCGAGACGCCGTTGCACTCCCTGTTCATTACGCATCATGGAGATTTTGATCACGCGGGTGGTGATCAGCTCAGCGCCACCATCACAGGGAACACTTTTTACACTTCGTGTACTCAGCAGGTAGGTCCTTGGACCTACTCCTTTAATGAAGAGGCTGTGGGGTTTGGCGGGGTTGCTCCTGCGCTCGCACCTTACGTGATCTATGTCTCCTATACTTGGGGGGACGAAGCCTCGAATTTCGTTAGTCGAGCGTACTTCACTGGAAATGCGATACATGCGTATCCGTATCAGGGGCAGACAGGATTTGGCACCTCTCGTGCGCGTGTTTATATGCCAATGCATGATGCCTCTTTCCCGGGGCCGGTTTGGGGCATCTGTGTTTACGCGCACGACGTCGAGTGCAATTTTGTGAGCTACCACGGCAAGGGTGGTATGACCAGCCCCTTCGCCTGGGTTGGCGAGCCGTAAGTGTGGTTTAGAACCTCGTTGACATCTCGATCCTCCTTTGCTATATAGTACGTGTTGGATCTCCATTGTGGAGACCAGGAGGCCTAAATGGTTTCTGCGGCTACGACGACGGAGATTCGTGACCTGCTGCGCGAGCGGATTCTCGCCGCACTGGAGGCGCTCCGTGTGGAGCACGACTGGGTGTCCACCGAGATGGTCCAGAAGGTCATCATGATGCAGCACGGCATCAACTACTCCCTGTCGAAGGTGGGAAACAACCTGCGGTGCCTCCGAGAGCACGGGGTCGTGGAGGACCGGACGAAGCACGGAACGCGCCACTGGAGCCCCACGGGGAGAGCCTACACCCCCGACACCCCCAAGAAGCTCCTCATCAGCTTCCCAGGACCCCTTCACAACATGATCGTGGACTTCTCCCGCCGCGGTGGCCTCTCGAAAAACGCTTTCGTGGTCAACATGGTTGCCTCCGGAATCCAGCAGCTCGCTGCTGCCCAGTTGGGGGCTACAAGACGAGAGTCGAAGTCTGAAGACGCCTCCCCCACACCGTGATTTTCCCCACTTGACAGTCCCACAGCCATGGTTATGATATAGGTGCCAGGAGGGACTTGGCTGAACAAAGGGAGGCCCGAGATGAAGAAGATGCTGTTGGTCATGGCTCTGGTTCTGTTCGCCGGCTGTGCAGAAGATGGTTCTCCTCTCTTCGAGGAGGACGCGGGGGTCGATGGAGGGGATTCCGATTCGGACATCGACTCCGACTCGGATGCCGATTCCGACACGGACACCGACGAGGTCTACGATACGGACTGCGCCGACGGGTGCACGGACCCACCTCCGGACACCTGTGACGAGGAGGGGAACCTCTTCGAGTACACCGGATCTTCGTCGTGCATCGAGGATGCCTGCGAGTACGAATACGAGACGATTGCGTGCGGTTACGAATGCATCGAGGCCCCCGGGGACGATTACTGCATGGACAGTATTTGCGATGGTGTCGTGTGTGATGATCCCCCCGACAACGAGTGCTACCCGGAGAGTATCCCAGCTCTACGCATATGGGTCGAGGGTACCGGAGAGTGTGACCTCGATACCGGCGAGTGTGTCTTCCTTGAAGACATAGAGAACTGCCCAAGTGAGTGCATCGTGGTCTCCGGTGCCGACGATTACTGCGCCTAGACGATCTTTTCCTCCTCCTTTCCTGTTGACAGAACTCTGCCCTATAGCGTAAGGTGGGTTGTTTCGCATTGTACGTGCTTTTAAGGCGGTGCAGGACAACCACATCAAACCCGCGCTAGGAAATTCTGGTGCGTTTTCGGCTATTTGGCCGCTGGAGGATTCGATGTCGGACGAAGCCAACACTGGTGATCTCGTGGGGTGCCCGGATCCAGAAATCTTCAAGTGCAGCATCTGTGGGAAGGACAATTTCACAAGTGCACGATACTTGAAAACCCACATGACGGCGAAGCACTCGGGGAAGAAGAAGCCCACGGACGGCCCTGTGGACGCTTCCGTGGCCGAGTCTTCGACTCCTCCTGCGGCCGATCCGCCTCCGGAGGTCCCCGAGTCCACACCCCCGCCGTCCCGGGTGGGGAAGTCGAAGGCTTCCGCTTCCGAAGCTGCTGCTCAGGTGTCGGAAGTGGCGGCGGTCCCCCCGGCTACCCCTCCAGGGACGCCTCCGGCACCTCAGGCGGACCTTCCGGTGGGCTCCCTCTTGCAGCTCGAAGGACCGACGTGGCGGCAGGATGCCGTCACAGGCGCGTGGACCAGTGTGGCGGTCTCGCACCTGGTGGTGGAGGTTCTCAGCAAGGCCCTGTCCGCGGGGGACGTGATGCTCCTCTGCCGGGCCGAAGGGGATCCTTCGGTTTGGTCCGTCCAGCAGGCCTACGCGCTCTCCGGTGCCGTGAACATCCTGAAGGTCGCCCCTTCGGTGTTTCCGGTGCCACCGGCCGGTCCTCCGCCGATCCCGGGCACCGCTGCGCAGTCCGAGCCCGTCGAGGATCCGGAGAAGGTGCGTGCCGAGCAGGAAGAGCAGGAGCGCCAGCGGCTCGCAGCCGAAGAGGCGAAGAGACTCGCGATGGAGGAGAGCAAGAGGGTCGAAGAGGCTGAGCAGAAAAAGAGGCGTGATAAGGCCGAGTTCAAGCTCATGGCCTCCAGCTATCTTGAGAAGCAAGAGGCTTTCAGTCTTGCCCAAAGAGATTTCGAGTCCTACAGCTCCGCCTACACGAAGCACTTCGCGGACTGCATCCAGAAGTACGGTTCCGAGGGCTGCCTGGAGGCTGAGGGCTTCGTGGTTCAGCTCTCGGACGACTTCGAGTCCTCCTTCCAGGACGAGGCCTCACTCATCGAGTGGTGCCAGGAGTCTGGGAACGACGACCTCCTGACTCTGAAGATCGACAGGTTGAAGTGGGCACGCTTCAAGGAGTCCGTTGCTGCCGGGAACGCCCCGGGAGCCGTGAAGCTGGAAGAGGTTCAGAAGCTCCTCGCGAAGATGGAAGGCGAGCCGCAGAAGAAGCTGTCGATCCGGAAGTTGTAGGAGGCGTGGGAACCCGTTCTTGTCATGCGCTATCAGCTACAACTGACGGCTTGTCCGTCTCCTCCCCGGTTTTCCAGACCGGATCGTTGGAGCGAACTTAGGGGGCGCATGACTCGCCCCATCCTCGCTCAGAGCTTGCCGAGCGAGGATACCGCGCAACCGGATGTTGTGCGCGGCGTTGAGATCAGCATGAAGGCTGTGCCCGCAGGCCTTGCAGAGGAAGAGGTTGCCTTGGCGGTTGGAGGCTTCAGTGTGACCGCATCGAGAGCACCCCTGGCTGGTGTACCGGGGGTCGATCCCCACTACTACCATTCCGAGCCCTTCAGCTTTGTAGGTGATGAACTTTCGGAGCTGACCGTAGGCCCAACGTCCAATTTCTCGGCGTTGAACTTTGCGGAGCCGGCGATTCCGGATACCTTCGAGGTCTTCGATGGCGATCACAGGGCATCCTGTCCTCTCGGCGAAGGTGACCACCGCCTTGCTGACTTCGTGATTAACTGCTCGCATGAATCGCGCCTCTCGGCCAGACAGCCGTTTGAGGACCTTAGCGACGGAGCGCGTCGGGTGCTCTGCCTTTCTCTTTTGGAGAGACGCGCGAACATTCGAGTATCGATCACGAAGATGCTTGGTGTGCCCACCCTTGCGCATCCAGTGGCGTTTGCCATCTGTGGCGCAGGCGAGGACGTTGATGCCGCGGTCTACGCCGATGACGGCGTCGTTCGGGGCTGTTCTTGGTTCAACCTCCTTTTTGAAGCTGAGGGTCAGGAAGACGTGCTTCCTGGACACCGAGAGGCGACCATCCCCAAGATTCCAGTTGTTCAACTTGTCTTCGAGGTCGGGCGGTCCCTGGAAAGGGACTGCTTTGAAGCGCCCGTCGACCGTCCAGATAGAGAGTCCGGATGCGCGCAGGGAGACGTCGCGCCCGCGTGTCCCTCCTTGCAGTATGACGGCTTGTTTTCGGAATTGGCAAGGGGCTTTGGGGCTGCGCTTGTTAGAACGGATGGCCACATACTCACTGGCGACATGTCGTATGCAGGAGCCAGCAAGTTGGGCAGACAAACCGACTTCCTTAGCGGGTCTGTAAGCCAATTTTTGAAGTCGAATGGCATTCGACAAACAGCCGTTTTCAAAAGCGATCCTGCTCACGAGGTTGCAGGCTTCGGTCCAAGTATTAAGTGTTCGAACAGCAGCTTCTCGGGGCAGGTTGATTTTGATTTTGACTGTTCTCGCTATTTCCATCACATCCCCAAGTCTAATCATTCTGTCGGAATTTGTCAAGTGGGCTTTTTTCCGGTTGACAGGATTCAGCATGCCTAGAGTTTTACTTATAGATGGAAATCCTTTCCTCTGGCGCGCTGCGCACTCCAGTCCCATGGAGATGGTCGCGAACAAGATCCTGACCTACATCTTCGAGGTCTTGAGCCAGTTCGCACCCGACGATGTGATCGTCTGCTGGGACCGTGGAAAGTCTCGGTGGCGCAGCGAGCTGTACGAGGAGTACAAGGCCCATCGCCTCCAGCAGAAGAGGGACAGCGACCTGGATCTCGAAGCTCTCAATGAGCAGGGGATCCTCGTGCAGCGTTACCTGACCTCGGTGGGGGTTCGTCAGGTGCTGGTCTCCGGTGTCGAAGCGGACGACACGCTTGCTTGGCTGTCGGACCACTTCAAGAGCCTTCCGGGGGATTGGCACATCGTGCTCGTGACCGGTGACCGGGACCTGTGGCAGCTCGTCGATTTCAAGTTGAACGTTTGGGACTCTCAGCGCCAGCTCCTCGTCACCCCGGGAGTCGTCGAGGAGGACCTCGGCGTGCCTCCGGACAGGATCGCCGACTTCAAGGCTCTCGTCGGGGACCCCTCCGACAACCTTCCCGGGGTGAAGCAGGTCGGAGAGAAGACCGCGGCCAAGCTGTTGAAGAAGTTCGGCAGCCTCGGGGAGATCCTGAGCCCTGAGAATGTGGAGTTCTTGGAGAAGCGGAAGACGACCGCCCGGATCCTCCCTGAGGGTGAATTCGTCGCGGAGATGTACAGGCTCGTGAAGCTGCCGACCTTGCGAGAGGCTGCCGAGTGCCTCTCGGAGGAAGAGCACCAGCTCCTCGTCGAAAGCCTCACGGTTCCGCTGTCGAGGGACGCTTTTCGGTCGCAGGTGTTGTCGGAGCGGATCGGGCCTACGTTCCTCACGAACGCAGGGCGGCTCCCAGCCTATTCTTCGGACCTGACGGGCATGGTGGCGTGCATGGAGCAGAACAGCGGCCAGAATCGGTCCTGGGCCTCTCTGGGAGAGGTCGACTTGGCGATCTCGCAGTGCAACCGGTGCCCTTTGAGGCAGGACTGCGATCCGGAGGGCCCGACCTACCCTGAGGGCTCGTCCGACCGGCAGATCATGATCCTCGGGAGGAACCCCGGGCTTCAGGAGCGGCGGTACGGCCAGCCGTTCTTCCCCGGGGCACCTGCCGGAGGCCGTTTGAACCAGTTCCTGGAGGAGGCCGGCATCGACCGGCGGGAGTGCTGGATCACGAACACCTGCAAGTGCTACTCCCAGGACGACCGTCCACCGACCTACCCTGAGATCAAGGCGTGCCTGCCGTACCTGAGAGCCGAAATCGACCTCTTGAAGCCCAAGCTGATCATCGCCTTCGGCAACGAGGCGATGATGGCTGTAACTCCGTACAGGAGTAGGGTCACGAAGCACTGCGGAGAGATCCTGGAAAATCCTGAAGGTCTCATAGGGCCTGTTGAGGCCTACGTCGCCATCAGCCTGCACCCGTCGGCCGCGTGTCGGTCGACCCAGAACGACCGAGACGTGGGGTACGCTGCCACGGTGGTTCACGACTTCTTAGCGAAAAGGACGACAAGATGACAGAACCTTCAGAATCCCCCAAAGGTACCAACATCTGGAACAGCGGTTCCATGCTCATCAAAGAGGAACCTGCCAACCGTGATGAGGTCAGACTTTGGCCCCCTCCAGAGAAGAAGGAGGCGGAGCCCGCCGCGGAGCTTGTTACTGCGGTGGTGGTAGCTTCTGACGTGAAAGTGGGAGAGCCTCCACCTGAGGCGGTTCCTGTAGACTACAGCCCGCCCCCCTACGGCACCTCCCCTCAGGGGAAGCCGAATCCGGTTCGCTACCACTTGGCGGACGAGCGGAAGAGCCGCACCTGCAAGTTCAGCCTGGCGAGCCAGTCTGATGACGGGGAGATCGTCAACGTGGAGGGCTACTTCACCGTGAGCGTGTACGACGACGGCACCCCCGGTGAGGTGTTCATAGAGATGGGCAAGTCCGGTCACGAGATGAACGGCTTCGCGAACTGCTGGGCCATCGCCATCTCGATGCTGCTCCAGTTCGGTGTCCACCCGGTGAAGCTCTACAACAAGTTCAAGGCCCGTGAGTTCTCTCCCAAGGGGATCACCACGCTCACAGGGGTGCCCATCTCCAAGTCGGTGCCGGACCTCGTGATGCGGTGGATGGAGTACAACCTGCCGCCGACCAAGAAGGAGAAGCTCTCGGAGCCAGAGCACTCCGAGGACCAGGAGTGGATGAAGCTCGTGCAAGAGGTTGATGCGAAACGATGAAGATCATCGCCCAGATAGGGTACCGCAAGATCTCGAACCGCAGCCGGGACGGGCAGCTCGTCCAGGTCTGGGTGAACGACGTCGAGTGCTCCTGGACGACTCTCAAGGAGGGTGGTCGTTACATCACCTCCAAGGCGGAGTCCGCGAAGGGGTCGCTGTGGTACCTCTGGCAGGGTCATGTCGGAAATGAGGATACTATCCGACTTTCCGTCAAGACCTCCATCGCGAAGGTCGGCACCGATGAGAAGCGTACCTTCGACACCCTGTACTCGGTGCGGGAGAACGCCTCTGTCCGTGAGATCGTGGTGCCAGGGGTCGGCCACCGCGGGTACCCGTTGCTGAAGGGCCGGCTCGTGGAGATCGCGTCCGTGTCGGAGCAGGACAAGCGGGCCGCGGAACTCGAAGACTTCATGGAGCAGGAGGACTTTTGATCACGATCCTTCTCAAGGACCGCAAGATCTGCGCGCAGCTGGACATGCGCCATCCGGCGTACACGAACATGTGCCTGATTATCCAGTCCCTGCTGTCCGCCAGGGCCATCGACGACTGCACCTGGTCGATCTCCTACAACGACCTCCAGAGGCTCCGACGCGCCCTGGACTACAGCGGGCTGGTCGAGGGCAGGAACGTCACCGAAGATGCCTTCCAGTTCGTCTCGTGGATTCACTCTCAGAGGGAGAGAAACGAACAGATCAAGAAGGGGGTCAACAACGAGCACGTCCGCTCCATCTTGACCCCCAAGTTGAAGACGCCTCCTTACGAGGATCAGTACACGGCTGTTGCATACGCTGCAAATAATCGAAGAGTGGGGATCTTTGACGAAATGGGTATCGGAAAATCCATGGAAGCATTGGCATCCGTTGTATTTCTGGGATCCGCGATTCGGAGAACCCTCCTCGTCAGCCCCTACACGGTCCAGATCGGCTTCGCTCAAGAGATCCAGGAGCATACGCACCTGAAGGGGCTTCCGGTACCGAGTGGCCGGCAGCAGGCGCTGGAGTTCATCAAGGCGAACATGAATACGCCTTGGGACATCATGATGACCCACCCCGAGAACATCATCGGGGCGAAGAACTCCAGCGTCGGGGGCATGATCCTGAACCTCATCATGGGCATGACGTGGGACATGATAATTGTTGACGAATTTCACCAATTTAAGAATCTGGATACGAAAAGAACGCAATGTGTTCTATCGCTTTTGAACGACACCCGGGACCGAGCAGGAAAGCGGCCCCGGGCCATCATCATGACTGGAACCCCGATCAGCGAGAGCCCCCTGAACGCCTACGTGGCGCTGAAGGTGCTCTCGTACGACTACATTCCGCACATCACGCGCTTCGAGGACCACTTCGTCGTGAAGCAGGAGGTCTCGTACGGTGAGAAGGGTAAGCACCTCAAGGTCACCGGCTACAAGAACCTCGACGAGCTGAAGGAGCTTCTGGAGGCGGTCTCCATCCGGCGTTCCAAGGAGGACATGGTTGGATTCCCGGACCGCGTCTTCATGATCCGCGATGTTGTGCTCGAAGGCCGGCAGCTCAAGCTCTATCAGGCACTCTGCGGAGAGGTCATTCGGGACCTTCCACAGGACAGCCAGATCAACATGGAACAGCTGTTCAGCTCTAATCGGATGCTCAGGCTCCGCCAGCTCATGAACCACCCCTCGATTCTGGATGAGAAGGGTGACTCGGCGAAGTACTCGGAGTGCGACACCCTCCTGGAAGAGGTCTTGGCCGATCCGGAGGCCAAGGTCGTGCTCTGGACGGAGTTCCGCCCCGCGGTCGACCTGCTGTACGAACGCTACAACAACCTTTACGGAGCTGTGAAGATATACGGGGGTGTGGATAACGTTGCACTCGCGCGCATCAAGCAGCAGTTCGAAGACTCCGAGCGCCCCCGGGTGGCTGTCTGCATCCCGGCGAAGGCCGGCACCGGGGTCGACTTCCTGGCGAGGGCTCGTACCGCCATTTATTTGGACAGACCCCACTCATTTACTCATTTGAAGCAGTCTCTGGACCGAATTCATCGTCGAGTTGCCGCTGAAAAGAGAACTCGTTTGGATTTCATTCGGTCCAAGCCTGCTACGGTCATTTTCTTGGATGTGGTCAACTCGATAGATGTGCTGATCCGGGAAAATTCCATACGAAAACAGAACCTTGTCGATGCCGTGACTGTCTCGGATGAAAAGTTGATCCGTCTCGGTAGATCTGACATACTGCGGTATCTCGGGAAGGTGGCATGAACGACTTTCTGAACCAGATGGTCAAGGCGGAGTTGACAGGGGGGTCCATACCCCAGCCGGAAGACCAACACCTGAAGCCGATTTATTTCAATAGTGAAAATCAGCTGGATCCGGAGCCTTTTTACGCGGAACTCATCGACCTCTCGCGGCAGATCTGGACGTACCGGGGCTACACAGGGCTCATGAGGCCTTGGCACGACCAGGATCCTTACAGGCTCCTGCGCTTCCGCAAGGAGAGCTTCCGGAGCTTCTTCCACTTGATGGAAGAGGAGGGCATCAACTGGAAGAGCTACCTCACCTTGCTGTTCTTGACGACGGCGTACGAGCTGTGGGAGCGTCCGACCCTCCTGGTCTTTCAGAACAGCAGACTGAGCTGGTTTCGGAAGCTCCGGGCTGCCGCCGGCTCCAGAGAGGCCTTCGACACGGTCGCCACCTTCATGATGGAGTTCGTCAACCTCCAGGTCCAGGGGAAGCGTGACCTTGGGTTGCCTTTGAACGGTTTCGTAGCCACCGATCAGGTCCCCAGAGGCGCGAAGGGCTCGCCCACCAAGTACCTGGTGCTCTACCACCGCGTACTGGACAAGGTTTCAGCCCTGAAAGGCCTCGGGGTGGAACCCGCCGAGTGGCTCCAGGTGAAGTACACTCGCTGCGCAGAGTTCTTGAACCGGAAGGACCCTGGCGCGACGGTTCTGATCTCCATGATTCTGAACACCAACGGTTTCGATCCCGACTTGGAGTCCATCAAGGCCATGCAGCGGGACCCTTGGAGGGACCTTCGCAGGTTCCTTGGTCTCTCTACGGGGTGCCAGTTCAAGGACAACTGCCTGCCGAAGGGCTGGAGACCCTCCTCGGAGGATGCTGACGACGCTTCGAAGATCGCGTGCATCACCGCGGACGGGTACTACTACCGCGAAGATGGCACCCAGCGCCGGGGACGCCGGCACTACGCCCAGAACAAGTACCTGAACATCTGCTGCGTGCCCTCGAACTTCCAGTTCTTCCAGAAGCAGTGGGACGATCCTCGGTTGTTGTCCGCGGAGCCCACCTGGGAGGAGTATTCGAAGTGGGGCTTGTACCTGGGGCTCTGGAACGAGGGTGGGACCAACATCTCGAAGTACACGGGGCTGAAAGACATCCATTGGAGGAAGCCATGAGCGAAGAGGTCTGGGTCGTTCCCGAAGTGGCTTTGGCCTTTGTTCAAGGGTTGCAGTTCCCTCCGAAGCCCGAGTTCGCAGGGTTCGCGCAGTGTGATAACAGCATCCGTTGCTTCTGGGTTACCCTGGGAAAGGCCTGTTTCGTACCGCGCACCTCGGCGGAGACTGACACGACGCACAAGCAGGTCATTCCCTACACGGTGATCACCTCTGAAGGGCGCTACCTCACCTACGAGCGCTCGGGCGGGAACGAGGCTCGGCTGAACAAGAAGTTCTCGATAGGCGTCGGCGGGCACATCAATCCGGAGGACAGCCAGAGTAACTGGAAGAGGGTCGTGTTCTTCGCGGCTATGCGGGAGATCGATGAGGAGCTGTGCACCCTGGAGAACAACCGTCGGTTTCCGGCCAGCTGGACAGTGTACGACCGGCTGATGATCAAGGGGATTCTGTACGACGACTCCGACGAGGTCGGGCGGGTCCACGTTGGGATGGTTCTGCACGCTGAAGTCAAGCCGGAGATCGCGAAGCTCTTCCAGATGATTTCCGAGGGCAAGAACCTGACGTGGATGATGCCCGAGGAGCTGCGGGCTCTGGAAGATCGCTTGGAGGGCTGGTCGAGGAAATCGTTGAGGGCGCTCGAAGCTGGCGCGGTCGGGTGCTCGATCTCGCTGAGGGACCTCTCAGAAGAATGAGCGACGGATCACCATTGAAGGCGCGGATCCAGGGCAGCTGCCCTGTGTGCTCCGGCACCGGCTATGTCGGTGACGACCTGTGCACCTGCGCCATCAAGTTCCGGGTGTACAACCGGATGACCCGCGGGGGTTTCCACGAGTCGACCCTGGACCTCGTGAGTTCTCCGGAGTACCGGTGGCCCCTCATCGAGCAGGGTACCACCGAGCTGACCTACTTCGTGAACAACCCCTTCGAGGTGTTGTCTCGGGGTCTCGGTCTGTACCTGTTCTCGAAGGAGAATGGCCGCGGGAAGACGACTCTGGCGCACTACCTCGTGTACGTGCTCCTGTGGGAGCTGTCGAAGACCGAGAACTACAGCCCCAGCCGTACCTACGCTTTCGAGAACATGCACGAGATGTGCGAGAAGGAGCGCCGGGGCTGGGATGACGAGACCTGGAAGTCGACGATCCTGGTGGTCGACGACCTCGGTACGGAGTCGCGGAGCGCGCAGTGGAAGAAGGACATCGCGCTCACGATGATGCACCGGATCATGCACTTCCGGCAGGACTACAGGCTCCCGACGATCTTCACTTCGAACTATTCGCCGAGCAGCCTCTCGTCTTTCTACGAGGGGGTGCTCGACTCCGTGCTGGAGATCCGGCCTGACGGTGTGATCGGTGGACGCTCCCTGCGTCAGATCGAGGTCGGTGGCGGCGAGGACTACCGGTTGCAGCAAGGCGACCAGAGCGGGTGGCCGACTTGAAGATCGATGTCAACATCGAGGCCGAGTTCCTCGCCGCCGTGGTTCAGAAGCCTGGCCTGGTCGATCCTGACGTCCTGGCGGTCGTGGAGCCCGAGCACTTCCAGATCCCATCCTACAAGTGGCTGGTGAAGCTCCTGAAGGAACGGAAGTGGAAGCCTCTTGTGTGGGACTTCCTCGACCAGGAGATGCTCTCGGTCAAAGACCCCGAGGAGCTGGTGAAGTACCGTGCCCAGATGTGGCATTTGTACACGCGCCCGCTCACATTTCTGGAGGATGCGTCCGCGAAGTTCAGGGCCTACATTTCGTTCTGTATCATCAACTCGACGTCGCGCGCAGCTTTCGAGGGCTTCTCGCAGACCTCGCGGGTGGACTACCTCCTGGAAGCCCTTGGGAAGGGCGTTCTGGAGGCCAGAAATGTCATCCAAGGCCGCAAGCTCAGAGTCGTCGACTACGTTGACAACTACCCTGAACGCATGTCCCGTCGGAGGGTATCGCGAGACAACCCTAATCTGAACCCGCGACTGATGACAGGCATCCGCGGTCTCGACGTGCAGTTCGTTATCAAGGCCCCGATGGTGTGCGACTTCATCGCGCCTTTCAAGAGGTACAAGTCGATCTTCTTGAACGCCATGGGCTACGCGCTCCTGCTCCAAGGCTTCAACGTGCTCCACGTCACCTACGAGAACTCCGAGGAGATGACGATGGGCAGGTACGACGCGATGTTCAGCGAGTTGAACTACCAGCGCATCTCGAACCTGCTGCTCACCCAGGAGGAGAAGGACAATCTCGACCGCACGTTCTCCTGGATGAAGACCTGGAGCAACCGGCTGAAGATCGTGAAGGCGACCGCGGAGGAGACCACCGTGGCTGAGGTCGAGGTCGAGGTCGAGCGCTTCCGCGATCAAGAAGGGTGGTCTCCGGATGTCGAGATCTGGGACTACTTGAACATCATCGCTCCCAGCGTCCGGTTCAAGGGCGAGGAGCGGCGTGAGCAGAAGCAGATCGTCTGGGACCTGAAGAGGCACGCGGAGAAGTTCAATGTTGCCATCTTCGAGGCGAGCCAGGCGAACATGGCCGGCGTGAAGGCTGACCGTCTCTCCCTGGAGCACCGCGGCCTGAGCATCGACATCTCCAGGGCACTGGACCTTTGTATAGCTATCGATCAGACGGATGACGAGCGCGACGAGGGGATCATCATCCTGAGCCCGCAGTTCGCGCGAGACGGATCGATCACGATCCCTGAGATCGTTCTCGATGCCGATCTGGCGCGGATGTCCATCTCCAGGGAGCTGCACCGGCTGTGGGAGCACGCTGCCAAGATCAACCCCTTCGTCGTTGACAAATGAGGAGTGGCTGTGATATAGATTCAGCCTTCGATATGTGACTTCTACGTGACCTTTTAGGTGAGTGATTGGACTCAAGAGAGTACATCCTTTCTCGACTGCCTGGAATGGCGTTCAACTCGTCGGGACAGATCCATACTAGGTGTCCGTTTCATAACGACAATTCCCCCTCCTTCTCGATCCGAGAGGACGGCGTTTTCGTGTGCGGGTCCCCCAAGTGCGGTATCCGCGGTTCGTTCGCCTACTTCTACAAGCTGATGGAGCACATCGAGTCGTGGGCGCAGGTCTACAAGGACCTCCGCCTCACGAACGTGACTCCAGACCTCGAAGAGCTGTTCGCCGAGAAGAAGGGCGAGACGAAGAAGTACTGGGTTTCCGACTTCCCGCAGCCGCCGATGATCGAGCCGATCAGGTCCATCAAGTACCTCGTCGACCGTGGCCTTGGACCTGATATTGTGTCCAGGTACCACCTCTGGTACGGGGTCGGTGGGATGAGCGCCGGCATCACCATCTCGGACTCCATCGTTGCACCTGTCTACGACCTCAACGAGGCCTACGTCACCTTCCAGGTTCGGTACCTCGCTCCTTCGGCTCCGCAGCGGTGGAAGATGCCGAGCGGCTCCGCAGCGCAGACCATTCTCTACGGTGGGTGGCTGGTAGGGCCGACCAGCAAGCACCTCTGGATTGTGGAGGGCGCGAGCGACGTCTGGAAGCTGTCGAGCTTCGGGGCCCAGGCCGTGGGGCTCTTCACGAGCAAGGCCTCTGCGTCCCAGCTCAACAGAATACGGGATCTCTGCATCTGCCACTCCTTGCAGCCTGTTGTGTGCCTGGACGGGGACGCGCGGTTCGTGAAGGACGGCAAGGAGATCGATCTGGGCTTGAAGGTGGCGAACGAGCTGGCGGCTTTTGGGCTCGATGCTCAACTGATCCATCTGGAGAAGGCGGAGGACCCCGGGTCCTTGGCGTACGACCGGTTCCAAGAGCTGACGGAGACGTTGTCTTGAAGAGCACTCTGGGAAAACGACTTCGGGTCATCACCGAAGCTCTGAAGCGGGACAACTCCGAGCAGGCGCAGGCCTTCTGCAAGATGGCTCCTTTCGTTTTCAAAGCGGTGATCCAGGTCGCTGAGGCAACGAAAGCCTCAGAGGAGGACATTCTTGGAGAGGTGCTCTGCGTGTTCTCCGCCGCGTGTGATTTCTACCGGGCTCCCGTCTACAAGTACCGCAAGTCCTTGTATCAATGTCGTGGGGTGGAAGAGGGCCTTCTTCTCCTGGAGACCCCGAAGTTGAACAAGATTCGGAAGTCTCTGAAGGTGGAGCGGTCGGAGGCCACTGAAGTGCGGAGGGCCAAGTTCTTCAGCTTCCTCTACAAGAAGATCCAGCAGCAGTGCGTTGACATTTTACGTGGGTCTCTCATGCACAAGCGGGATGTTTCGACCGAGGTGGTCTCTTTGGAGACCACTGATGAGTTTGTTGACATGCAAGCACGATTCTCTGTCGATCCTGAGAGCCTCTTCTCGGCGGCTCAGATGTACCATGAGATTGTTCCGCAGCTCTCTGAGCCGGCGCGTCGGGTCTTTGATCTTTTCTTGGAAGGGGTCTTCGCGGAGGACTCCTACCTGGCGATGAGCCTCCGAATGACCGTGAATAGTGTTCGTGCCGCCAAGGTGGAGATCCTCCAAGCCTATCACTGTATGGAGCGTTCTTTTATCCAGGACGAGTCGTTGCAGCCCATCTACCTGAAAGCGAGCGAGCTGTGATCACGGTTCAGAACAACGGCTTTGTTGTCGACTACCACTTGATGACCGACTTTTGTCGAGCCCTGGAGAAGTGTAACCCGAAGAACGACTACGTCTACCTGTCCTACGACGGTTCGGTTTTCAGCATGTTCTCGCAGACCGTCACCGCTTCCGTCATCGTGTCCCTCAACGCGACCGGCGGGAAGTCCTTCAGTTTCGGGGTTGAGTCGGGGAAGTTCTTGTCTCTGTGGAAGAAGCTGTATGCGGGGAGCCAGATCCTGTTCAAGCCCTCCAAGGAGCAGCTCATCATCTCCGAGGACAACATCTCAGTGAAGTTCCCGACGGTGCAGTACACCAAGCACTACAAGTTCCCTGAGATGCTCACGGTGTCCGGTCCCCAAGTCGAAGAGCTGACGAGGGCGCTGTCGATCTGCGAGGGCGCTGTCGGTGCGAACAAGCAGGCCCCGGGGATCCTGATCGACAACACCGCTCCGGGGATGTGCCGGGTGGTCAAGATCGGGAACTACTCCTACCGGATGTGCTCCTGCAACAAGCAGGCTTTTGGGGATGTTCGCATCGTCGTTTCGGACGAGTTCTGCTCCGCGATTTCTGCGATTTCGAAGTGGTCGAAGTCGTCGTCTTCGTTTGGATCGATTACGACGTTCATGGTGGCCCCGACCAAGGTCGGTGCGGTGTTGAGCAGCGGGGTGCAGTTCTACATGCCGACCCTGCACGACGCGATCCCGTCATCCTATGTGTACGATTTCCGTTTGCTGCCGAACAGCCTGGAGCAGGTCGCTCGCGAAGGGCGGATCTACACGTTCAGCCAGAAACGGCTCTCTGAGGTACTCGATTTGGTAGCCGCTGTGGTCGGGACCGAGGAGTCGATGCTCCTGATGCAGATCGACGGTCTCTCAGCGACTTCCGGCAACCCAGTGTTCAAGATCAGTGCGAGGACTCACGACGGGTGCGAGGTCTCGGAACTGGTGGAGACCCTTTCGAGGGGCCCGACAGACCTGGAGCCCTTCAGGGTAAACAAGAGCCAGGCACTACTGGCTCTCAAGAGCTACGAAGGTAACCTGGTTCTCATCGACCGGATCAACAACTCGCTGCTCGTCCTGCAAGACGAGTTCGGGAGGGACGTGACGTTCCTCTTGAAGGCTCCTGCGTAACGAAAGGTGGCGCTCATGGTGAAGGCGAAAGCAAAACCGAAGGCGAAGGCGAAGAAAGAGCAGCCTGCGGAGTCCGTGGTTCTTGGGCAGAAAATTGTTCTGGACTCGGATCTCCTTCTGGAGATCAACCGCCACTACTCTGCGCGTCTCGGTGACGAGGTCCTCGGACGAGAGTGCTTTTCCGATCCCAAGCTGGACAGCCACATTTGCAGCGTTCGGGCGAAGGTTCCTGGAGGGGGCACCTGCAAGTCCTGCGGTGGCGTCGATGGGAGGCCCTGCACAGTCACCTGCCATGTGCATCATTTCTGCCTGGCGACCTATGCCACTCGTTTGGGCATCGGGGTGACGAAGAAGACCACTCTCGTGAAGTGGATCAAGCACAACATCAGCGAGCTGACCTACGCGGAGCTGTACGATCTCGTGACGTCGCGCAAGATGATGTTGGAAGAAGCGAAGCCTGAAGAGATCGCCGAGCAACCCATCAAGGACCGCGTCCAGACTGACCTGGACCTGCCTGAACCTCCGCCGGTCGAGAGAAAGCCGGTGCGGCCGGAAGTGCTCATCGACAAGGACGTCCTGGAGGCTGAGGGCCTGGTGACGATGAAGACTGCGGCAGAGATCTTCGGCTGTTCGTACATGAACGTCATGGGCCATGTGCGCCGGGGAAACCTCGTTACGGTTCAGAAGTCCGGAGCTACCTTCTTGAAGAGGGAGGACGTCCTTCAGCTGAAGGAGCGTATAGGGAAGGCCCCGTGACAAAGTCTTTCAGAGTCTCTGAATTCGGGGACACGAGCGCACTGGTTGAGATCTACCAAAAGACGGTGGAGCCCTCCCAGAAGACGTTCTTCGACGTGGTGTGCGCGTCGGAATGCGTCGAGGGCACCACTCGGTACCTCTCCCCGCTGGTACGGATTCCCAGCATCCCGCACCTGGTTGTCGCGATCATGGAGGCCATGACCTACATCTCGGACAGGCACAAGGAGATCCGGGACGCGGACTGTGGGCCACCCATGCCGTTGGAGCAGCCACAGCGTGTCATCCGGTTCCTCGAAGGGACTTCGGAGGATTTCAAAGCGAAGTACGAAACCGTCAAGGAATTCAAGAGCGGCTCCGTCATCGGAGAGCTGCTTCTTTCGGACGACAACGGGACGCAAGTATTCCATGTCTGCTGTTGGAGGGAGTTCACGAACAACGGTGCCCGGGTGCGGGACTTCTTCATCCAGCAGCGGGATCTCCGAAGTCTCGTTACCGTCTTGATGCGCGCGTGGATCTATTTCCAGGAACACTGGGGAAGCCACTCTCCCGTGGAAAGCCGCAGGTGGTAGCATGTTCTTTTCGAACATCGAGGTCCCGAAGACCTATCACTTGATCGACAGCCCCAAGAAGTTCTCGTGGCTGGCTTCGGTGCTGTTCGACTCGAAGGAGTTCTCCTTCGACATCGAGACCAACTACCCCACCTCCAAGTCGATGAAGGACAAGATACCGAGGAACTACCCACACAAGGTGTGCGGCATCTCTTTCTCTTGGGGGCGGACGGAAATCGTTCGTCCCTGGACCCCGGGCAACGCGGCCTACATTCCGTTGAGCCGTTCGGACGATTCGCCTTTCTGGGGCTCTCGGCAGGTTCATGTAGAGGACCTTCTCAAGGAGATTCTCGAAAGCCCTACCCCCAAGGTGGCGCAGAATGGCAAGTTCGACGTTCGGCAGCTCGCGAACCTCATGAAGATCTACACCCGGAGCCTGGCGTTCGACACGATGCTCGCACACACGCTTTTGGATGAAGACTGCGTGACCTCCTCGCACGCCTTGAAATCCGACTTCAGCGCCGAGGGTAAGGTGACCAAGCTGGGCATCTCGGATGCGTACCTAGACACCGCGGCGAGCCAGTTCAAGGGCGATCTCGCCCAAGCGCTGAGGTTCTACGATCCTCAGATGTTGCGCTACTCCAAAGTCCCGTTGAACGTCCTCTACCCCTACGGCTGCGCCGACGCCGATCTGACTCTGTCGCTGAAGTACGTGTTCATGCCGCTGCTGGAGGCTGAGGAACTCATTGCGTTGAACGACAACCTGATCATCCCCCTGCAACACACGTTGATGCTCATGGAGCTTCACGGAGTGCCTCTGGACCTTCATCGGGCACAGCAGGTGAAGGCTGAGCAGGAGCAGATCATTGAGGTCAACACTAGGCGTATCCAGGAGATCTGCGGGGCGAAGTTCAAGGTGAGTTCCCCGGAGCAGCTCGGCAAGCAGCTCTTCGAGGTGATGGGGCTGCCAGGGAAGCACACCGCGGACGGTTCGTGGAGCACGGACATGGACTTCGTGAGGGGCTTGGAGCATCCGATCCGGGAACCGCTCCTGGAGTTCCGCCGCGCGCAGCAGATCCACAACCTCTACGCCGAGCCGGCGCTGAACAAGGTCGTCGAGATCACGAATCAGGGCTACATTGGCTGGGTCCACCCGGAATACTGGATGGACTCGAAGACTGGTCGCCTGAAGCTGAGGGACCCCAACTTGACGACGTTGCCGCGCCCCGAGAACGGCGGCCTCGTCGTGAAGTCGATGTGGTGCACGGACGACGCGCACCGGATGGTCTTCAAGGACTTCTCTCAGATCGAACTGAAGGTCATCGCGCACATCTCGGGAGAGCCGGTCTGGGTGGATGGCTTCAACAACGGCTACGACATGCACGCCGCGATGGCGAAGAAGATCTGGAACCTCCCCTGCGAGGTCAACCAGGTGAAGGACCTGTACTCCAAGGAGCGCTCTCATGCCAAGACTATCAACTTCGGCATCGCGTACGGGCAGAGCGAGAAAGCTCTTGCCGAGAGCCTCGGGATCTCACAGGAGGAGGCCCACAAGCTGATCTGGGAGGACTACTTCGGCGCGGCCCCGGTGCTGAAGCAGTGGATCGACGATACCCATGAGTTTGTCAAGAGGTACGGCTACGTTCGGAACATCTTTGGTCGCAGGCGGCATCTCCCAGAGGCGGCCACCCTGATTCCGAACGGTGTACCGGGCCCCTCGTGGGAGAAACGTCCTCCGTGCTACAAGAAGGATGGTCCGTATCCGAAGTGGCTGGGCATCCCTCTGGAAGAACTCTACCCGATGCCCGTAGACGTGTTGCAGGATCATCTCAAGTCGAAGAAGGGGAACACGTTTAGCTCCTGTAGGAGCTGCCAATACGTTCGGTCCTGTGTCATCAACCACGAGGTGCTTCGGGCGCAGAGCATCGTCAACAGGGCACTCCGCCAGTCCGTGAACAGCCCCATCCAAGGCTCCGCGGTCGACATGGCGTCGTTGTCATTGATCTGGATCAGCCGGGAGATCATCAAGCACGGCTTGAAGGCTGCTCCGATCCTTCATATCCACGACGAACTGGTGGTCCACTCGCACGTCGAGTGCGTCGAGCAGGTGAGCCGCCTCATGGACGACTGCATGACGACCCGGCTGCGGGAGGTCACGCAGTTCAGGGTGCCACTGACGGTCGATACGGAGATCGTTCAGCGCTGGAGTGACAGGTACAAACACAAAGAAGAGGCGTGAGGACGCCTGAGGGAGGATCGAGATGAAGACGCAAAGGTTGACGGCGCGGGAGGTGGACAAGTTCTTCTCCAAGGAGCGCCCGGTGTTCATTCGGAACGTTTTCAAGGGCCAGATCAGCATGATGCTGGAGCGGGAAGGAAGGCCCTTGAGCTTTCTGATACCTCGGGGAGACGACTGGTTGCGGCTGGACTTTCCCTTCGAGGTCATCAAGAACTCGGTCGACCTCAAGAGGTTCCTCCTCAAGCCGAACCCCCCGATGCAGTTGTGGCTCGGAAAGAAGGCTCCGAAGGGGTACAAGCTCCAGCAAGCAACCCATTCTTTCGATGTGGTACCAATCCCCGAGCTTGAAGAGATCACGATGCCCCCGGTGGACCCCAACGTCGTCCACCCTTCACCGGGCAGGGAGGCCTTCGAGATCATGACCTTCAACAAGGTCGTGGAGGCCTTCTCGGAGGAGCACGAGGCACTCCTCACGCAGATCGACTTCCACCACAGGAGCCTGGAGGTCGCCGAGGCTCGTTTCAACGAGGTGGACCCCGTCTACGGCGTTCTCATGTGGTTGAAGGAGAACGTGTTCGACGAGGAGTCGAAGAAGCAGCTCATCCGGAACGCGCTGTTCGGGAAGGACGAGCCTGGTGAGGGCGAGAAGGCGGACTACACACTGCCGAGGACCTACAGCGCGCTCAAGGAGTGGGTGAAGGTGATCTCTTCGAACGGGAAGTACGCCAACCTCCAGGAGAGGTTCAAGGCATACAAGGCAGGGGCCCGGAATGGGTATAACCCCAAAGAGGAGTCGGAGGCGTCCTTGGGTCTCCATGCCAAGGAGGCTGAGGCCGCCCCGAAGGCGGCGCACACGCTTCGGTCCGTACCTGAGATGAAGGCTCAGGCTCTTCAGGATCAAGAAGGGGCTCATTTGAAGCGCGCTTTCGACCTGATGAACGGGGAATCCGATCCGGCTGTCGAGCAGGCAGAAGACGACATCCAGAAGGCCAACGACATCTCGAAGAGCCTTGTTTGCGACGTCTGCGGGTTCGTGGCGAAGAGTTCGAAGGGCCTCGGGCCCCACAAGGCCAAGGCGCACAACGTCAAGAAGGCTTCTCGGTCGAAGAAGAAGGGGAGGTAGACATGCCGAAAGCACAGTGGGTCAAGTGGAAGGACGGAGGTGGCCCCCGGGTCATCGGATCCGTCGGGTTCAACCCCGCGCAGCCCTGGGGGCCCTGGACGAAGGTCCTCGGCGTGGTCGCGCGCTGTGAGGGCAACCACGACACCGTCGTCATGTACGACGGCACCGGGGTGACCTGGGGGTTCCTACAGTGGACCTTCACCAGCGGCCGGCTCCAGAAGCTCCTGGAGAGCTTCAAGTCGATCCCTGTGGAGAACGGCTACCACGGGTATCACACCCTGTTCGATCAGGTGTGCTTGGGGGCTATCGGAGGTCACCAGGTTTTCTCTCGGTTCGGCTTCCAGATTAGAGAGGGGAAGTTCTGGGTGGGTGGAGCGGCCCTTGACCCCAGCAATTCTGCCAGCAAGAAGTGGATCGTCGACATCTGCATGGGTGTCGAGGTGGCTAACCCGAACAAGACGGCGCTCGCGCTCGCGCAGCTGTTTGCGGACATGGGTGCGAAGCCCGGTGTCCCCGAGGCCCAGCTCGCGTACGCCAAGGCCGAATTCGCCCGGCAGCTCGACTACCCGAGGCCTCCGCTGGGAGGGAGGACCATCAGGGACCTGCTCAAGGCGGACAACCCGGCGTCGTGG